CAGGGTTTTGTTCTCAAGATAAGAACCAGGTACCCAAATTTCCTCAGTAGCAATTTCCTCAGTACCATCCCCCACACGCTTCTCCACCCACTGAAGGTAATAAGACTGCGTAGAGTCCAATGATACCAAATCTGTGCCTATGTACTGATAAGCAACAAGCACACCCTTGCTTCCCACACTTAAACCAGTGCTTGGCAAAGCATACAGCGTTTCAGCAGTCAAATCAGATGCAATCTTATCTCGCAAGCGCACTATGCTTGGCAGCAACTTATATAATCGCATAATACCTCCTACTATGCTAAAGCAGCAACAGTAAGTCGCCCCTTTACTGCCAACTGGTCTTCCGCAATCGGAATATCTTCGCTTGCTGATGCTAAGCGTTGAACATATGTAGACCGTACAGTCAGGCCCACAGAGGGCACCAATGCGAGTGTAAAATCATATGACCCAGTATCGTAATCTATGGTGTTGTTGCCACTAACTGCTACATCACCCGTTATATTGCCATTACCATCATCTATCGCAACTTGACTACCTTCAGAAAATGCCAAGGTGCTTTCCACTGCTGGCGGATAATCCAATACACCTTTAATGCGTGCAGAGGACCCATCTGTTGTTGTTTCTTCTTCGCCACGCTGATAAGTAATCACATACCGATAAGTGCAAACAATGTCTGCATCCAAAGCAGGAGCAGCAGCAAAAGTAACATTGTAACTCCCAGTAGTATAATCTATTGTGTTAGTCCCACTAGCATCTATATCACCAGTCAACTTCCCTGAACCGTCGTCCGTCACAGTTTGCGTACCATCTGTTATAACCACAGAAAACTCAACCACAGGAGTCTTAAGCAGAGTGCCAGAAAAGGTTGCCAACACTCCTGTACCAGTACCAATACTCTCATCCTCTATTTTGTAGGATGCTGTAAGCAGATTTATTATAGCATAGTCTACACCAACCACACCATCCAACACAGCGTACACATCTGATATATGGACATCTCGCCCAGGTTGCACTAGCGAAGACGAAAACATAGCATTTAATGCTTCTAAAGCACTTGCTACCACTGTAGACGATGCATAAGAAGTTTGTGCTTTCACGGACGCATTTATATCCACATAAACAATCTTGCCGTCTTCGACTTCAACCTTAGTGGTAATAAGGCGCACAGCATTTTCACCATCATTAGCAAAGTATTCAGAAATAGCATCCTTTAACCCAGTAGAGGGCAACTCAATATTCCCACTCTCATCTCGCCCCCAAACAGCAATCATCACAGTATTCAGTTCCGGGATAGTTTGCTTCAAGCGAGCGCGAGCGTGTGCTGGGGCGCCATAAATGGGGCTATTAAACAAGGAAGCTAAAGTCGTAAAATCCCATTGTGTTACTGCTCTACCGTTAGTTGATACCCATCTCGGAATCCAATACTTCGCATGATCAATTGTTTCACGCGGATTGCCACCTGAACCACGATGCTCAGAGTTGTTGAATAGCACATCAACGTACTCAGTTGGTGCTGTCCCTTCTCGATAGCAAGTATTCGATACTGTAGTCTCGATGTCGTTAAGCGGTATATTGCCGATGACACCACCCCCGACTCGATATTCTGACTCAATAGACGCAGAAGTGGGAGGAATTGCACCACTGTTATTATCCCCAAATTTCAAGGTAGCATAATCGTCAACGTCATAAGAAACCTCATATATCTCCGAATCCTCAGTGCCATAAACCAAGGAATCCGTTTTATCCCACTCAACACTATTCACATCAACAACTATCGACCCGTCAATCACCGAAGCCTCTGCCAAACGAAACTTTTGGAACATATCGCCAGTAGAAGTAAAAGTCTCATTGCGAGTTAACCCTTGCACCATTGTTACATCAGCAGATGTGCTACCAGCGGGTATCCGTTGCTCTTCTACAACCTCAAAGTCAACACCCTTCTTACTCTTGATTTGTGTCCCCGCAGGTATTACAATAGCTTCAGCGTATACACTATCTATAGTAGCTTTTACTGTAACGCTGGCAGCAGTAGGAGGACTAAGTTTGTAGCCTACCAACTCACCCAAAAAGATAATCGACTGTCGATCTTGTGCCGTAGGCAAAAAGGTTTCGTTTGCTGATACATCTAGGTAGTAATTCAGCAAATCAAACGCATATGCTTGTATCTCCAAAAGCGCCATGCCAAAATGTGATTCCGTAAAATCCTTCCAAGTTGACGAGAACTTTTGTCGGATTCTAGCGATTAGCATTGCTTTTATTGTGTCAAAATCCCTACCAGTATAATCTATTGCTGGAACGGCCATCGTTCATTACCTCCTTAATACACGTTCTCAGGTGATACAGTAACCTCCACCGTCGCTATATCCCTCGCCAGCGGGTCTTCCACATTCTGAAACTTTACCTTTACCGTTATTGTATGCTCGCCGATTTCGATATCTGCGCCCAAAAACTCCACGCGGTCATCCCACTCTTCGACCGCCTCCTGCACAGCATTCCTAATGCTTTCTTCAGTCACAATATCATTGGGTTCAAAAACAGCATCGGGTACATCGGACCCAAAGGTAGGAAGCATAACACGCTCCCTTTTCCGAGTAAGCAATATCCATATGATAGAAGACCGCAGTACATCAATGTCCTCTTTAGGCTCGACCAAGGTGGCTAATGTACCATCCCAAGGCAAGGCCATACCACTGTATTGTCCCATTAATTCTTCTCCTTAACCACTGGCACAAACCTACTTACAACACAAGGTGGTTGTAGAACCACCGAAAACCTAACCTGCTGGAGGGTGTCCACCCTTTGGCGGGTGATAAAAAGCGCCAGCAACGCCCCCACTGCCTAATATCGTTCCACTAGATACAACAACTCTCTGGCCCCCTACAATTTGTACAGTATCTGCTTGCAGAGTTATGTTGCCTGTGCCTTCCTCCGTAACCGCTTGTGCTACAATCGTCGGAGACGTAAGCACTACTTGCACATCTGAATCCACTTTAACCCTATAGTCTTTAGAATGCACTCGTATCTGCGGAGGTTCGTTCTCCGGCGAATTACCGGATGAGTCTAACTCAATATAATTATCCTTGTCTAAATAGATATCAATCCGCTTATCGCTCACAAACCTAATCATCATTGACTTAGCGTCCCCCGCTTTGCTTTGCCCTTGCCAAACTGTAAGTTCGGGGTACTCAGTGCCAGTTCTGTTTTTTTCCTCCTCTTCAGGATCTCTGCAAGCATCGGGCAATTCAGTCTCTTCGTTATTACTGGCAGGAGCACCATAGCATGTTCCAAGCCATACAGGGGATTGCATATCCCCTTGCTCAAACATCACCCAGACCTGTGCACCAACTCGAGGTATGCTAACCAGTCCTTCTGGTTTTTGATCCTTTTTAGTACCCCCAAAAGGAAAGCAAGGCCATGCCCAAGGCAAATCAGCTTCTTGCACATTTTCGCCATATACCTGGGGGACTAACACACGTAGTCTACCCAAGGGGCCATACTCATCCTCTGCTTGCCCCCCATCGTCCGTAGGCCGGTCATCATTTTGCTTTACGATACCCCGATAAACACCAGGGAACTTAGTTTGCAATTGGGGGGGTTGAATTATGCTTTCTTCGATCACGCTACTAACCTCCTCGCTGGCTTGTTCTACGCTCCAGATACACAATGGTCCTAAATTCACCACCGGTAATCCTTTGCTTAACCCCGCGCACTAAATACTTCCCGGTAGTAAAATGAGGCCGCCCATCTTGGTCTGTAATATCTAAACTACTTACCGTAAAGGGCTTCAATTTTACCTGGGGGGAAACGTCAATCGTTACTCGATAAAGCGTCCGAGCATTAGCGCCCCAGATAGCCTTAGCAGTGTTTTCGACATCCTCCTCTTCATATTTCGGAAAATACGGGGCCGTAGTTAACCACACCCTAGCAGGTTCTTGGGGCAACGAAGGACCCTTGGAGGACAACTTCTTAAAGTTAACCGTATTATCATCTGCCTTAAACGATACTGGCTTAACCTTAATAGGGTCAAAACCCCGCACCTCAGTAGATAAACCCCCTAGAGGACCAAGTGTCACCCTGCGGTATTCCAACTCCAATAAGCGAATGTTATTCGGTTCTTCCTCTTCTGGTGCTACAGTAAGCACAAAACTAGTACCACTACCAGCAAGCGTTGGCGGTTTGAATACCAACTTATTGCCATCAGCAATAAAGAAGTAATAATTAGGATCACCACCCTGCGAAACTGCTCTAGGCAACAACACATACTTTATAAACCAAGCATCTGGCAAATTCCCTTGCATAATATGGTATTTGCCTTTTGTGGACTCAACCTCCGCAGTTATCCCTACATTACTAGCAATATCAGATACCATATCCGAAATGCTCATATCCTTATAGGATTTAGAATCTCGAAAAGACTCATTCAATTGCTGTCCTAAATCTAATCCCTCAAGGAATATTTCTGCGTTGGTAGGAGAATAGCGAATGCGTAAGAAGGAAGCGTCTACATGACGCCAATCTGAATCGGTACGCTGACCACCGACAGCAAAACCCCATCGCACAAGAATATCAGTATCAGGATTAGTGATCACCTGATCGAAATCTTGCCAATTAGCCTTGTCGCAATGGAGTATAAACTGTGCTGACCCATATATATGCTCGAAGTAAACAAAATCAATGATCCCATCTTCATCCACCCGTAATGAGCGGCCTCCGACCAACAGGTCAACATGAAACGTTCCTGCATCATGAGCCATTTGTTATACCTGAAGTTTTGTTTGGCGCTCTGCCAAAGCCTCCATAATGTCTTCCCTTGTTGGGATTATCAAGGTATCACCGGGCACCAAATCAGTCAATGGATTCTTGATATTATTGGCCAAAGCAATCGCCCACCAATAGTTTACAGTGCCATAAGCATCGTAAGAGATCAAATCAATGCGACCAACTTCTCCTGGGGAGACGACATGCCTACCATAACTCTCTAACTTTAATTCCGGTTTAATCCAGATGCCAAACCGCCTGCGGCCAGGCACAACTAATTGATCTATCGTTACCTTGGTTAAGCCATACCGACTCTCTTCGCTAGTCGTATTTTCCAAGTATGGCTGCTCAACCACCTGTCTAAAAAGCATAATGCCCCCTAAAATCTAAAAGAGAACTTAGAAGCAGTCGGTCGTCGTTTAGCTGTAAACGTAGGTGTAATCGTAAACTGCACATCAGCAACCAGTGGGTTACCTTGAGCATCCCACGGTTTTGCCCATGATACCGTCCAACCAGTCATCAATCCCTTCAAGCCAAACCATGTACCAATACGCACACGAATCGACTTAACTTCATTTTCCCCTTCGGGGGGAAATCCCATCATCGCCATCGTTTCAATCACATTACGCAAATCGCGAGAACTTTGGATGGGGCCTTCCTCAAGCACCCCTAACTTAAGACTAAAAGTCATGTCCGAAAACTCGCCCTTTTCCCACAAAAAGCGGGCGGGGTGAGCTTTCCGCTTCTCTGAATTAGCTCTAAAGTTATTAGTGTAAGACACATCAAAATTCTCCAGGTGCAACGGAATCTTAATGGTCTTAATTCCCTGGATAAGTATCATTGGCACAGCCACAACACGCACCTCCTAAATCTGGAACCTAGCAAAAACGCTGGCGTCGTGACGCAATTCCGTTTTTTGTCTACTTAGTTCAAGCAATGTAAACCGAACATCCTTACTCAAACGTTCCACAGCACTCACTACAGGATCAGCAATAAGAGCAGTATAATCAGGTTGCTTAAAGTATGACTTTACAAACTTTGGAATCGGAATATCGGATAACGATCCTTGCACCTTCGCTTCAAATTGCCCACTGCCTTTGTCTACACCAGTAGCCAAATTCTCCATAATGCGAGCACCGGACTTCTTTAAGCCTTTCAAAGGACCCTTCTTAGGTTCAGAATGGGGCAACATATCAGAAACAGCACTGAAAGCTCCACCGGCAATCTTTGACAGTACGCTGGTAGCCTTCTTTAAGCCAGATGCAAAATCCGTAACCGTTGTGCTGCCAGACTCAACAATCTTCTTTTTCTCATTGTCGTCGGGGACGCCAAACATTCGCTTCATCCAACCTGGCATCCAATTGGTCACGGTCTTCTTCACATCATTTAACCCTTTAGTAACGGATTCGACCCACTTAGTAGGATCAAACATCGAGGAAAGCGTATTCCCAATCTTATCACCAACCCACTTAAGTCCTTTCCATAGGTACTCAAAAGCATCAACCACCCACTCTATGCTTTTCCTCAAAACTTTAAAGTAGGCAATCAAAGGAAACAAACCAATTAGCATAAAAAACTTACTATGCTTCTTAACAAAATTGAATGCCTTGCCGATAGCTTCCAACGCCATCTTGATCGGCCATAGCACCACATCCAACACCACCTTACCAACATCCCATATTGCTTCCAACGCTACATCCCAACCCCAGATAGCATCAACCAGAAAGTATACCGCTGCTACAACCAACGCAATAATTCCCAATATCCACACCAACGGATTGGCAAACAATACAGCATTCAAAGCAGCAAATGCCCCAGTAAGTATACCAGTCGTAAACGCTAAAATTCCTTGAGCAGCAGCAACAGCATAAGATGCAATTGCTCCAGCGATTAATACTCCCTTATTAACCACCATTGCTACTGTATTGGCAATAAAACCCCCGGTCAACCCTGTCATGGATGCAATAGTTGCCCCCAAAGCTGTTATCCTCGCCCACAAACCTACAGTGGATGCAGTAGTAACTGTTGTATTTGCTCCTACAGCAGTTGTATTTGCAGTAACCGCAGCAGCAGCCGTACTAGCAGACGTTGCTTGTGCAGTCATTGCTGTAGTATTTGCAACGGAAGCTACTGAATTGGCAGCAGTTGCTGTAGTGTTTGCTGTCGTAGCTACTGTCTGTCCAGTTAGCATAGCTACAGCGGACTTGCCCCAACCAATATAGGATTTTAAACCGGTGACTACCCACTTAAACATTCCAATACCAAACGCTATTGTTGCTTTAGCAGCACCAAGCAAAGCAGGAATAAGTGCTATGCCCAGGGTTACTGCTAAACCATTTGCCACAATTTCGTTTTTGGTTAATGCTTCTATCACCTCTGCAATATACTCAAAAACGGGGGCTAAAATCTGAGCAAGAGACGTGAAAACTCTTGCTAGTTTTAACCCCACAGGCAGGAACGCTTCTATTAAAGCAACGAACGGAGGTACGATCGCCTGCGCAAAAGCTCCAATAACCCTTGATAAAGGTGTAACCAATTTGGACAGAGGTGTAACAATTTCTGACACCGCATCGGCTAATGGAATAAACAAGGGTTCCAATGTCCATTCTAAAAACTCTATCACAGAAGCAAAAGCCTTATAAAGCAAATTGCCCAGAGCAAATGCTCCCAACGCAGCTGCTGTAACTTTAAGCAGTCCTGCTTTGAAATCTCCTAGTGTTCCTGATACCCACTTCTTAGTGGCTTTCCCCACCATTGCTTCCGACTCGTCGATTAACTCCCCCATAGGGCGCTTCCACAACGGTATTGTACCTTCTGCTAATGCCTTCCCAACATCTTGCACAAAAGCACTACGAGCACGATCGCTGCCCAACGTTTCATAGAAACTCTCTGCTAATTTGGGGTCCTGAAAATGCTCCGCTGCTAAAGTATTAATAAACTCTCGTTGGCCTCGTTTGCTCTTTGCTAACGCAGACCAAAACTCATAAGTCAGTGCTTCATCACCCAACGTTATCTTCAGTTGGCGAACCAATGCTTTTATATCATCATAAGATGCAGTCCCCAAAGCTTCCATCAACTGTGGTGACTGCAACTTCTCAGACCAAAAAGTAGTCCAAAAAGCAGAACCCACTTCTTTTCCAAGAGCACGACCAACTTCATCATACTGCCCAAAATCTTCTACAGCAGGACGCTGTTCTGCTATCATCTTAGCGGCGGAAGCTAAAGAAGCAAATTCACCCCCAACACTAACTGGCGCTAAAGGTGTTGGTGTAGCAGTTGTGGGCAACATACCCTCCATAGCCGACTTAGTTTCTAACGCTGCTGCACTCTGCTTAGTTAGCATTTGAGTATTAGACGCAATCTCAGCATCTAAAGCAGTCAATTCAGCATTGAATGTATCAACCACGCCACTCAAATCACTAATCTGACCAAAAGCAGACCCACCAGCAGACACCATATCCATCATGGAATCTTCCATCGTATCTGCTACTTTGCCAGCGCTCATTGCAGCATCCTCAAGAGCATTAGATGCTGAATCAAAATTCTGCTGAGCAGCATTAAAAGCCGAAGTTGCTTCGTCTTCAAATCCTAACCTAAAAATAGAAGCCCCTGCCTCCAGCGAAGGCGAGGAGCCTGTTATTTCGGGTCCGTATTCTGGCATTATCGTCCCCTTCGTATACGCGCCGCAAAACCTCGAAAAGCACTGTTCGCAGCTTCTTGGCGTTTTGCTTCTGCTTCTCTCTCTTTCTTCACTTCATCCATTGTCTCTTCTACGTAGTACCTCCGGTCCAACGGGTAAAAATCATCAGAAGCATCAGGCGAAATCCCACCATATTTTGCTAACAATCTCTGTTGCTCTAGCAAATTACGATAAGTCACCTTCGGACCGGCTTGCACGAAAAAAGTCTTCAGTAAACTGGAATCGAGACCTACTTCGTTTGCAACAACGAGGGCATTGAGGTTCTAAAACCAGATTAACACCACAATCGTTATCCTCAATAACAGCTTTCACCATTCCAGTATCGCGAGTATACAAATTCTCAACAAACTCAATAGTCTCTCGCCAGTCAACCTCCTTATCATCTATACTCACTATAAACTTAGCAATACGAGCTTCATAACTGGGATCGCCCACGTCTGTTGGTACTGTTAAACGCTCAGCAAACTTGCGAATATCTCGCTCATCTTTTACTCTAAGCAACTTCAAACCTACTCGCTTTTTGCTTAAAGGCAAAGTGCAAAAAAATGGTTCCTCAAAACGCTTCGGCGTTGAACCATCCACCATCGTAGTGTTGCCATCTGGCAGAATTCTCATCTCAAAACCTTCAGGCACTTGCATCCGATGTATAAACTCATATGTGCATTTTGGACAAGTAAGTTGAAAACTGTAATCGGGGCCATAACTAAGGTTGCGAATTGCTAATAACATATAAAAGTAATCTGCTACCAAATACTCCTCTAAAGGCATTACCTTAGTAAGCAGACAACGATCAACGATAGTCTCTAACACCTTAAGTTTGTCACCATGCTGACTGGCTAACAGTTTTTCCTCTTTTGTACGCATAGGAGCAATTTTAACAATGCCCCCAGGGAGCAAATCACCGTAAGGCAATCCGCAGGATGGCAATACGGTTTCTTCAATAATCGTGTGTTCAAACATATGCCCACCTCCTATTTTAGATTACTCTTCTTTGATGCCGTCCATCGTTATAGTGCCAGTAATCATAACAATCTCTTGTTTGGCCCCCATATCGAAACCATCACCAAGAGGAGAAAGTTGAGATAACCAAGCACCTAGAAGCTTCCATTGCTTAACTGCTTCACCATTTGGCTTAGCAGAAATCAGAGTACAATCGAACTTGCAATCTTTTGCTTCGCCTACTTCTCCCGTCTCAGGATTGTTACCTAGCTTATACCAGTTGTACAACGCCGTAGATACTTTACCTTCCATATCGTCAAAGCAAGCAAACGTTATATCGTCAATTTCACCCGCAGAAGGCATCTTCTTTTCTTGATTCCCATAAGGAATCCTTATTGGCGAGTTACTCAGAGTAGGAGCATCACAACGTTGCAGGGTCCACCGTGCTACATCAAACTGTGCAGGGAAAACCAGCAAAAAGTTGTTCTTCCGGCGCCCCTCATAACTGCCACTTCCTTTTCCGCCAGCGATATGGCAAGCGGTAATAGGTACATTAACCATTTCTAACCTCCGTACTCTTCAAAGGATGCTCCAGTAGGAAGCACAGTAAACTCAATCTCTAGTTGCTCTGCGGCCTTAGTCGGCTTCAAAAACAACTTACCAAGCATAGTATTTTGGTCAATCAACGTAGGCGTATTCGTTGTATCATCACAGACAACCCTAAAATCGTACAACCCACGATTGTTAGCAATCTCGCGTAGATATGGGTTCACAAGGTCTGTAAACTGAATCCATGTTATTGAATCATTTGGCTCAAAAACCAAATCAAGAGTTGCTGTTGCAATAACTTTACGAGCATAAAGCAACAAGCGCCTTACGTTAACTCGGTCTGTAGCAGTAGCTGAACGCTGTAAAGTTCGCTGCCCCCAAAGAGCAATGCCTCTTGTGCTAAAATTAACAAACGGATTCAAGGCATTACCACCTGAATACATTAGGTCTCGTTCACCTTGCCTTGGGGAGTATTCAAGGTCTAAAGCATCTACGATGCGTGCTCTCTGGAACCCCGCAGGAGCATACCACGGGAACGCCACCGAATCGGTATAAGCACAAATTCGAGCAAGTATACCAGACGGTGGAACCCACACTTTATCGTTATTATACCCATCAAAAAACTGAACCCAAGGCCATCCGGCAAACCCATAAGAGGAGTTAAGAGCAGCAGCAGGATAATCCACACCCGCCAGATCACCATTATGGAAATCAATAGCATCTTGCACAGAAGTTAGACCGAGCGGAAGGTCAGGCAGTGCCAAACAATCGCCACGAGTCTCTCCAATACTAAGCAACTCAGCAATAACACTTGCTTCATAACGCCCTGGAGCTGCCAGCAAATTAACGTCTACAGATTCAGGATCATCGAAAATCTGAAGACCTGTACGAGTGCTACCACTTACTGTACCGACTACATCACCAATATCAGCATCTTCGCCATCATCTCCACCAGTTAAATCGGTGGTGGCTAACTGAAGTGTAGTTTCTGTAGTAGCAGTAACGTAAATATAAACAGACTTGCCTATACCAGTTGAACCTGCTCCTTGATTGATGCGAGTTTCGATGTAATCCGCATCACTAGCATTACCGGTACCAATAACCAAATTGTCATGGACCTCAACGATAAATGATCCATCTTTAACCGTCAACTTATATGTACCACTGCGAGTACCATTGGTAACGATTACACTTATATCGTTATAACCAGAACCTGGGTACAGCGACCTTACCACCACACTATTTTGGGTATCTGTAGCATTTCGCAGGTTGGCAGTAGCATATGCTTCATACGTCCCTACACGAACATACCACAACTGATTGCCAGCCTTCAGGTACTGGATTGCTGCCAGTAGCGCCTGATGGTTGCTGGTTTTAACATCAGCACTTATTGTTTTCAAATCTGGAGCACCAAACTTCTCAATCAACTGCCCCTCGGATGCTATAAACGTTTTCTTGTTCATAGGACCGCGGGATGCTGTCCCCACAACCCCAAATATGCTTGAGGATAACTGAGGAACGTACAGCGATAAATCTCTCTCAGTTGTGTATGCCCCTGGCGATACATGTATTGCCATCTATGCCTCCTGAATAATATCAGTTCCGTATTGCTCCACAATGTCATTAGGTTGGACGTTATCCAAGTCCGCCGTTGTCTTAACAGCACACTTATCCAACTTGACTTGCAAAACACTGCGTCTGTTTATTGCGCGTCGGGGTATCCACCCCCGAACCGTAAAATTGAACATAACCCGTAGATCCCGTTGCTGATCAGCACCCGGCTCCAAGTTATCTCCGAAATTCGTCCCTGCCCATTCAACCGACACAGACACCTCTCCCAATCTGCGGGGCAAGTCAACGGTTATAAATAACTCATCTGCGTACCAACCTGCCAATACACACTGCTCCCAAAACACCTTACGCTCATTATCCGTTCTGCACCATATCTGAAACGTATATGGTATATTGAATGGAGCAGGCCATTCATGCATCAATACATCCTTGCCATCATAAGATAACCCCTTAGATATTACTGTTCGGTTATCTCTACGCGGGTCTGGTATTGGATCACCACTCATCAACGACCCAAATGGCAATGGTACACCTTTCACTGGTACTCCCAACTGCCTTGCCATAGCAGCAAATGCTCGGTCGGGAGTAGCAAAAGTCCGTCTTAAAGTCTTATAGTCTATTGTGTTTCCGTCTGCGGAGACTTGCGTCTGCCTGAATATCTCACCCATAAGATCAGACATCGCTTTGTCGTATATATCATAAATGCTACTGCGAGAATCAGAGTCTACGGTAGTTGGAGGGGTAGCTCTTGCAATCTGGTGTATTACCACATTGGTCTTTGTCTGATATTCGTTCCCCTGTGCTGTTACTCGCTGATGATTTACCACTAGAAGTAGCCTCCTCCGCTTTGCCAACTCTCTTGAAGCGCTTCCTTTACGCTTCTAGTTTTATTTGATTCCTTTTTGCGAGCCAATATCTTTTCCCATCTGGCTTTCTCTCTTTGAAAATACCGCAATATCTTAGGTACATACCGTCGTACCATCTTATCCCAAACCTTGCTTCTCTCTTTATCATACCAATCGTCCAACTCCTCCACAGCACGACCTTCTTCCTCCGTCCAATCTCGAAACTCTTCTGGTTCAATCTTCTCTCGCTTAGCTTTGTAGATTGGATCAATCCCCGACATTGCCTCCTTCATAGCAAGTTTTGCTTCATCCCACAACTTGCTTTTAGCATCCTGTACTTTTTCGTAAGCATACTTAGGGACATTGCGCCGAAACCAATCATCTATGCTATCCATTTCCTTCTGCATTTTTTCTGCTTCGGGGCTACTTGCTTCTTTCTTCTCAAGCAACTCAGCATCCAGCGACTCATCTTTACGCTTTCCCAACCCTTTCAGCATTTGTCTTCGCTTTGCTACCTTCTTCTTTAACTCCTCGCGTCTCTTTTGCAAACGCTCAACTTCGCTAGTATTCCCGGCTTTCTTTGCTTGGCGAATTGCAGCAGTCAACTTTGCTTGCTCTTTTCCATAAGCACTCATTGCTGTTTGCTCTTCCGCCAGCATTCGCTTTTCTCTTGCTTCAATTAATTCTGTTTGCAACCCACCAAAAAAATTTGCTATATCTGTGCCTGCTGACTCATTACGCATAACACACCTCCTACGCTGCTTTAGACATCAATTCCTGAAGCGTAACAACATGCCTACGCAACTGCTTCAAAGCATCCAGCACACGATCTAAACCCACAGGATACCGTCCCTTGAAAGCATCCCCCAAAAATTCATCAGCAGCGGCCTTTGCTTTCTCTTGCCATTTTCGATAATCTCTAATATCCTGATCTAACGCCCGACGCAAATCGGTAATGTCACCACGATATCGCCTAAGCAATCTTGCAAGCGTTGGCATATCCACAGCACCAGATTCCAGTTTGCCACCTAGCACCTTGAATACTTCTGATAACTGATCTTGATACTCTTCCACTGGAGGCAACGCAGCACGCATAGCTGCCTCCGCTGCCATCCACTTTTGTCCTCGTCCCAACTTATGGCGTAACCAACCCCAGAGGGCAACAAAAGCAGTGCCTCCTGCGGCAGCGTATTGCCAATAGTTTCTAACAAGATTCAACGCAACGTCGAACCAGTTCTCATCCAAGCGTGACTCTTTTACAATTAACCTAGCAGCCCCCTCTGGAGATATTGCTTCGTACATCACCAGATCAACATATAAGCTCCTATGCATCATGCTCTCCTCGTTTTGCCGTTTTGATTTTCTCTTTGCCAATATTTGCTCCCAGCGTCTTTTCTCAGAGCGATAAAGTTTCAGAACCGTTGGCAACCATTTTACATACACTTCTTCAGTAATTCTATCCTTCTCACCCTTATACCAACGACGCAAGGCATCATATTCGTTAGGCTTTGCTTCTGATTGGCCTAACTTCCTGCGTTTCTTCTCATACTCTACTTTCGCTTTTGCGAATCTCTTTTTCTTATCAAGCGACATCCACTCCCTAATTGCATTTCGCTTTGTAACAACTCGCTGCCAAGGGCCATCCCAAGTCTGAAACCAATCAGCAATACGATTCAACTCCTTGTTAATGGTTTCCACTTTTCCTTCTACTAAGTTCATTTCAACTCCTTAGTAATCTCCTTCACGCCGCGATCTATAGCAAGAAGGTCCCTTAACACCTCAATGCGAATCCGCTCAGCGTGCTGTGGCATACGTACTTTAAATCGCTCCCAGACGGGACGCCAGTGTGGTCGAGCAGGCATCTTGCGTGTACCATACTCCAACCACAACATCAATTGAGCAAATGCGACCTTCGCTCTCGAATGGGGTTTATTGGGAAACCCTACCGAAACCTCGAAAGTCCCCCCTCTGCTTCTAGGGGTTGGTGTCTCAATTACGCTTATGTTATCTACGTATTCCTGCGTCATAACAAGAATACGCAAATCGTAACCCTCCCGACGCTTTCGCTCAAGCCAAGCGTCAGACAAGGGAGGTTTTATATTGATCTGATACAGAATTGTATCCTGTACCGACTCAGCAAGCAAAGTAGCAACTTTTCGCAAATAACGAGTGCTACCCTCGAACACCGCTTTGCGAATGCCTTGCACGAAAGGCTTTGCCTTCTTATACCGCTTCGTCACCCTCGATGGCATAATCTAAGTTCCAAACAATCTACACACACTTTTAAAGAAAAAAGGAGATCATGATTCAACCATTGCTGGATTAGCATTGAAATTCGTAAAGAAGATACCAACGTTGTTCGGCAGCCCCTTGCCTTCTGCTAAATCCGCGAATAAATTCGCTAAAGCCCCATACAACTCATTCTCCGTTTTGTATGCACCGTATCCATCCATACGGAATCGAAAAATGGTTCCGTCCACTGTACCTCCAGCGTCCTTCAATCCCTGCACTATTAAATTAGTCATTATTCACACGTTACAGGCGATGGCAACCCCTGCGATAAATCACGCAAGATTTGCCCGGTTATTGCTATATAAACTGGCAAATTTGAGACGCCGTGATACTTCTCACGATGAAAATCCCGCACCTCAAATTCCTTATCGTCAAAAACAAATTTGTCTCCTGGCTTTACCAAGATCACCGGTGATGAGACTGGGCTACGCGGGTTGCTTAAAGTCGCCAACCCAACATCAACCAGCTTAACCACTGATGGAATTAAAACAATGTCCCGCTTCTCATCTATACCATAGCGATTCAAGTCCTTCTCAGTCGGATTAAGGTTAACAAACGTATGCAAATCAACTGGCTCGCTCCACGTCTTTAGATGCTCTTCTATTTCCTGATGTACAGCATCCAATGCATCTTGCACAGTCGACAAACTATAATACGGAATTATCGGCAAATGCTGCTCTGACCATTCCTTGATATACTCCATATCACGAGCATAATCAATACTCAAGTTAGGCCACTGATAGCCCCACCGTTTATTCTTTACTGGCGTATTATAATTGCGCGACATCTTTTTACCTTAACGCAAGGGACCCATTTTCAAATCTCTTACAAACTCGTTATAATTCTCAACCAACTGTCGCAAGCGCCCCACTTCATCCCTCTTAGACTCAACAACACTTTGATACACAAGTTCTGCTTGTTCCAACTTATCACGGTGCATTTGCACCAATTCCTCTAAGAGGCCTTTAATATCAGGTTGCGAAATCTTATGAGCACTCTGCTGATAAAACCTATTTATTCCATTAAAAGAACGCTTTGTGGCTTCAACTAACCCACGAGCCAACCCAAGCATACCATCCCAATCACTACCTGCTTTCCATTGCTTCACAACACTAGCAACTGCTTTCAATCCAGCAGCATCCGCAGGAGGCAACTGAAATCCCTCATCAAGCCTCTCAGCTACCTTTGGCAAATTACCATGTAGCAAACCGCTAACATGTGCATTTGCTGGTTCACCACACATTATTTTGCTTATAATTGCTCTTGTATCTTCCACTACTACCCCCACACAGGTGGCATTGGTTCCTGTATGTTTGCTAAATCCTCTCGAACTCTCTCCATTATACGCTCCCCAATCTCACGCTGAGTTGCTCCATCCAATTGGATGTCGCCTGTGGGACCAGGAAGCACATTACCATGCTTACCCCGGATATCGCCCAACGATACCCGAATTATTGCTTCTACACAATCCATAAACAACTGCTCATAGGAAACCGGCACAGCCGATACTGTTTCTAACGGATATGCTACTTCGTAACCAATATTTACGGGGTCGCTAGGAGCATAAATAAACAAACGATAATTAGCAGCATCATACTCCCAATCTGGCTCAGTGCCAAAAACCCTCTCGCGGTTCTGATGGTCTATCTTGCGTAGCAAATGATAAACATATCGCCCTTGCCTATAGTAAGGGCGATATTCAAATACATTGAAGTCAGTATACGTAGCAGCACGCTCTTCACGCAGAAACTTAACCGATAAAACGCCTAACGGGGCAGGGTCGCCAGAAGCATCCCCCTCCGTTACATCAATAAACCCCTTATCCAACACATTCTCAGCAGACTTTAACTTACGTCCTAAGATGTGTCGTTTAAAGGTGCGAAGAGCACGGTTTATCGCTGCCTGAAAACCTTCAGGTTCTATCTCTAAATCTCTGCGTCCACGACCTAACAGCTCGCGGATTTCATGCTCTATTGTTTCAGCCGTCAGCGCCATCTTCCTCGTCCTGCTTATGATATTGATTGAAGTGCCGGATTGCTACATTAGCATCCTCAGTACTCCAATCACAGTGCTTACAAAAGTACGTTTCGCCGATTTGTACCCAACGATCATCACCAATAACCGCTTGGGTTTCCATCTCGCAAGCTACCATGCAAGAGGATGCACATGCGGATGCTGATATGCTACCCCGGCGTCCTCGATTACGCTGCCGTTTTCGAGGAGACCACGGTACAAATTCGGTATGATTAGCGGCAGTAACCTTTACGCCGCGCTTCCGGCGCGAGGCTAACTCGGAATCCGTTAACGGCTCCCTGGTTAACTGCGTCGGATTGAGAAAGCGACTCCACCAAATGTTGTCGTCCCATTCCCCTGGTGTAAAAAGCCGACTACCGCCCCGCGAATCCGTAAGGTACAAGGGGTACTTATGTCGGTTTACATACTTATACCGCATAACGCCCACCTCCGTTTTCTTAACCAACTAATATTAGGGGTTAGGGTGAGCTTTCGGTTATAGTACCTGTCACATAGTAGTCACTGTTGACAACTTTCTGTGCTGTTCTGGTAGCCATACCACGACGAGTCACAAAGTCATCCAGCGTTACGGGTTCTGTGGTATAAAGTCCAATATACGGAGCATGAACATAACCGGTATCCAAAATGCCAGTACCCTTATGCCCCATCAGGAACTCATTAGTAGGAAAGTCAGGGTCCTTATAGAACACAGTACCATCAGACAACTGCCCGGCTTTGTATATACCTAAAGAGCCTTTTGGAGCAGGAAATGCTTTATATCCTGGCATATATTCTACTATGTTTGCACAACCGGTACCACCAATCATCCAAGGGGTCACAGTTCTCTTAGTAGCATCAAAAATGAGGTTCTTGGCTTCAATGATCTTCAGCAAGAAAGTCTTGTAATGATCATCAAGAGAGATGCCTTCTGGCTTGGTTTTATCAAACGCAACTGAACCAGCACTCGCGACAGCACGCAAATGCTGAACAATCTTGAAATTGATTTCTTTGCTGATCATGTTCGCCATGAAAGCAGTTATCTCAACATCAGTTTGAACACCATGATAAGCCTTCATGTCTTGAGCGCCTTCTAAACTCCAACGTGCTCTTAGTTTGTTGGGGCGAGCAACAACGGGGCAAGAAGTAAAACTCAGATCAACTTGTGGCACTTGGCTGGAACCTTCTAAATCAAACTGGTAAGTACCAGTAATAGCAGTACCAGAGCCAACAACACTAGAAAAGGTAACAGAATATGCACCGGTATGGTAGTTAACCGTACCACTACCACCACCCTGCAAACCACCTTTACCGTCATCGGTAACTACCTGTGTACCATCGGTAATCTCAACGGTTCCGGCTCTAAGGCCTGAAGGACCATAAGCTAAAGTACCAGTATAAGCACCAGCACCACCATTCCCGTTCTGCAAAAACTCATTCTCCACCAGCTCGTCACTGTAGTGATAACCAGAAGACGGTCCTCGCTTAGCAGAATACATCTTTTCGCCCTTCTTTACATCACCCTTATCGGACCCATAAAGAACGTCGAAATAGAAAATCATCCCACTAGGGGAATCCAAGGGTTGTACAGACACGAGATCAGCAGCAACCAAATTGTTCACAATGGCACGTATAAGTGGAAATACATACTTCTCGAAACTACCTACATGTGTAGTTCGAGTTGTCTCGTCCATATTAGCATACCACTTGCGCTGGTTCTCCATCAAAATAGCACAAATGTGACGCTTCCACTCATCCTCAATTCCCTCAAGGAAGTTTACTCTCTTAAAGTTCTCGTACCCGCGGACTGCTCTACCAGGCATATTTGACCATGCTTCTTGTAGCATTTGCCCTTTCTGGTACATTGCTTCCATTAACTGTTGGGGGTCTTTTCGCATCTTACCCACACTCCTATTCTAAAACAAAAGATCGTCCTAGCACATCCCGTTACTTAGAACGCTCTCTCCTTACTATAGCCTGAATCAAATTAGGCTCATCATAACTCCTACACGATTCCGCTGATTCTACCAGCACTGAAATCTCATGGGATGGTTCTGGTAAGCGTGAGGGATGCATATCCCTAACAGCCCGACTTACCGAAGCAGATTCAGGTAAACTCTTCTTTTTAGCATCTACCTGCTTCTTCTCAATTAATCCTTCAGCGATATGCTTCACCTGCATAGCATTAACACACTCTTTTAACGCAGGACGATATCGCTCCAACTCAGGGGAACTAAAAAGCAACCCCTCAGCAAAAAATGCAGCGCCGTCTTTATGATAGTGCTTCAGCAAACCTGCTGTAACACTCTCACAAGCAACACGCTTCTTTCCCTCCTCTTCTGCCTTTGCTTTCTTCTTTTTGGCTTCACCAAGCAAAGCCTCAGCTAATGATTCACTAGCACGACATCGCTTTACAAGTGCTTCACATATTTTGTTTAAAGCATTGTAACGCTTTGTGCGCTCAGCAAGTACTGCTTTAGTTTCAAGCAATTTTGGCAAAAGAGCAGTCACCACTTTTTGCTCAACTACGTTCTTGTTGTCACCCACAGCTTTATCCTCCCGCTGTGCTTTACGCGGTACTGCTACCGCCTTCTTCTTAACTCTTCGTTCCTTCTTGTAACCCTTTTGGTCCCAAATCCGCCTTTCGATCAGCGCTTTTACTTTGTTAGCTTCGATCACCTCAGCGGGTTTTGCTGTAGCAGACTCAACTAAGTCCTTCAAGCGTACCAACGCTTCCGCTAATGTAACCACATCGGAATTGGATGCTATAAGCACACAGCGGGCAGCATCTATAACTTCAGCAGAAGCTACCTGTTGCCAACAACCCTCTTCTACTCGATGCTCCTCTTTTAGAGGGCGAGTCAATGCAATATCAACAGAGGGGGTGCTCACAAAATCGAAGGTCTCCAACTGATAACCCTTCTGCACCTCCTCCAAACCATCTTGCAAAGGCATAGTCTCACCACGTCCTCTTGAAGACACCGGCACAGGGGCTTTCAACGCAAACAACTCTTTCAAAACTGTTGTGCGAGGCACATTTAGTATCACAGCCTTACCAAGCACCAAGTTGTTTCCACCAACTCGAACTTCAGTAACAATATGCGATGTGCGATTGATGTTAGAAATTCCCTTATCAGGATGCTCCATCTCTCCCCACACCCGCATCTCATTCAACCGCTTGCTAAATATGCTTTCTGCAAGCAGTTGCTCCTCAAAGCGTTCTTTAGGATATACCCGTTTGTTTTCGTTGGCTACACCATAACGCTGAAAAGGGCCACATACCGACAAACGCTTATCGGTACCGAGAGGCGTATCTACGCTTTCGTTTAAAACCTCGATGGGTTTGAAAAGGAATGACTCTACCAGTAATTTCACTTGCTAATCCTGTTAGTTCGCGTGGCGGTTCCATATAGTACTTTCCGATCAACGGAAAATAATGCACACGGCGAAAGCTCCACAGATAATCCAAAACCTTATCGTCATCGGCCTTCAAAAACCGCAAGACGTAAAGTCTCAATTGCTCTATGTTCTCAACCGGCACTCTATACGAATCCCCCCACTCTACATAATTTACGATAATCGAATCATCAACATCCCGCTCCAAATACAAGTGCTTTGGGTTGCGGTCTGTTGGCAGCTCCATCATATCAATTTTCGCCAATGTTGATGGCGTTTGCAAAGTCGTCGTTGTCAAACACCTGAAATACACCCTGAGTCTTTCCAGAAGCGTAAAAACGGAAATGGGTACTGGCACCCTTCACATAGAAAGCATACTGCTCTTCTACACGAACCTTAATGGTCTTACTTCCAGCGGCAACGTCAGTCCAAGGACCATCAGCACTCTCGGCCTCCTGTGCCTTAAAAACCATATCTTCAGCGTCGCTGTCTCGACCCACATTGGTCACTACACAATTGAAGCTACGCTTAGGGCCATCGCCCTGTAGATTCAAAGCATACGGACCTAAAACTACTCCTCCTGCTGTAGCGGAGGAGAATCTTTCTTCTGTTCTTGCTACTTGCATTATCAAGTCCTTTAAATAACGAGAAGAAGAAGCGAAGAGGTGGGACTTACCTTAACGGCACAATCGCCTCTCCTTCCCAAATCGAACAAAGGAAGTGACTAAACGTCACGCCGATAAGTCGCGGAGAAGTTCCCCACGACTAGGTTGGGTTATATAAAATCTTACTCCGTCCGGTGCATCAGCACTAATACGCAATCGAACATACTTCCGACTGCTATTAACAAAAAGATGCTGCCATCCTTTAGCAACCACTGCTCCCGAAGTTACATTGGTGTACGCTGTCCCATTCGTACTGTGGTCAACATAAGCAGTAACATCAACGTCGCTGTTGTTGAAAACAAAAACGGATGCCCCTACAGGATGAATTGGCTTTAATCCCTCTAAAACAACAGGAGTATCAACCAACCGAACTTCTTCCTCAATTTTGTTAATCATATCGACTCCGATTTCTCGGATTGTGTATATCTTTTCGTGGGCAGATTTTTGCCCTATTTCAACCTAAAAATAAATTCACCGCTTCTACAGGGTTTACACCCGCAGCAACCTGCTTAAAGCATTCCTCTAATCGCTGCTCTGCGCTTTCAGTCAGCGTAGTATAACGAGAACTACCACACTTATTACAACTGTAGTGCATTGCTTTTGGAGCACTAAGTTGCTCATGCAAACAATCAACACACTGCACCACCCAACCAGCAACACTCTCCTCCTTCTTCTTCTCAGTTTCAGGTGGCGGAGTAGTTGGCTTCTCAGGGGGTGTGTCTACTTTCTCAGCTTCAGGTTCAGGTTCTGCCTCTGGAGGCTCCTCTTCAATTCGTCTAGCGGTAATCTCAAACTGAGTGCCACATTTTGGGCACTTTATTGTGCAAGCTTCGTTTAAGCGCCCAGTGCCCCGCGACAAATTAATCGCTTCGTCTAGGCTACATTCCCTTGCACAATCGGGACATGTATAACTTTTTGCTAACATAGAATGTCCTTTCGCTCTAAACTCAATTCTACAAACCTACGCCCCGTCCGTCAAATAAAAAATTACTTCACAACGATATTTCCAAGCATTTCCACTTCGGCAGGCACAGGCTTTTTCGCGGGCACATTAGCTTCTGGTTCAGTAACATCAACGGGTTCAGCCAATCGCGTGGGGGCTTGTGGCACCTTAACATCAGGGATAACTTTTTCGCAAGCAACCACCACCCAAAAGCGGATGTTTTGGGGATCAACCGTAATTTCGCCAGGAGCACCACGCAAATCATCAGGAGATGCTGCCAACTTTGTACCAGGCAAAAAGGTTTTGATTTGTTCAACAAGTTGCTCTACAGAATCCTTGTCAGCAGTTTCGTTGATAAAAATGAACAGCACATCGAGGTTGTCATCAACCTCAATCTCTTCCAAATAATCCAATAGGTCTAAAGCATTCAGCTTCAGCATCACGCCATTAACCAATTCATCATAAGACAACCTCGGTTTACCCTGGGTCAAGTCCTCCAAAATGGTCGACAGTGATGCCCCCTGAATCAACTGCTTAACGCTTTCCTCTACACCATCAGTTTTAGCAGCCTCTAAGCCAGCGATAAGCTTCTTGCCTTTATCGGTCATAAAGAAGTACCGTAGCAACTGCCTAAACTTGGTTCGATTTTGTCGGGTACCAACAGTCTGCAACCGCTGCTGGCGGTAATTCGGTCTTGGGTCACCCATAACAATCTCCTAATAACCTAATGTCAATGCCACCTCGCATATCTTCTGTGGCAAAAATATCCAATAAATATCCTCTTTTAGCGTACACAACCAGCAAACGGGTATCTTCTTAGAGCGATCTGGCGTTATAAACACCCTCTCATTAGTGTCATATAGCCAATGGAGGTTTTGGTTTATGTAATCCAGCATCTGGGTATGCCACCCCTCAGCAGGCTCATCGCCAGCAATAACATCCCCCAAACAAACGTGTATTGGACGAGTCATCGGCGCAAAAGGACCCGAAGCTAAAATGCTATAATCTCGCCACAGTACTACCATTCCTCAGATACCTCTATTTCGTTAAATGGGTCATACTCCTCCCAACCTTCATCTTTCTTAATCTGCCGATACAAACGATCAGACGTTGCTCGAATCTCTCGCCATTTTGGGTTTCGCTTGATGCCTGAATTAGGTGCTGGATGGGATATGCCACCAACCTGCTTCAACCAAGGCACCTTCGGCAAAAAATACCTCAAGCACAAATACGTCCGCCACCCTGCTTGGTTATTCCGCTGAGCAAAAAGGCTGTCAAACCTATAAAAGAAAAATCTCTCATCCCACGCGAAACCAAACATGTCTATGACATCAATTAGCGCTGCCGCTCGATGCATATTGCAACAACTAGACACCATCGACACCAAACCATCAGGCATAGTAGGAACATTGCCTATATTCGCTTGTGGCCAAGCTACAATTCCTGCTTTTGGATAATGCTCCATTACATGAATCATATCGCTTGCCCACCCATCATGCACAAGCACATCCTGGTCAAGAAAAGCAAAATACTTCAAATCAGAATACTTCTCTCTAAAATGATCGAAAACCCGATTGCGAGATACGGAGCAGCCAACGTTGTACGGACTGTCGATAACCGTAAATCGCTGGTCGCCAAACTCCTGAACTGCCTTTACGTTAGTCCTATTATCCTCTGTATTGTCAAAAATGCAGCACTCAAAAGGCACAAAAGTACTGCGTTGGATATGCAACATACAGCGGATTAAATCATGCACGCCACCATAAGCAAGAATGCCTATTGCCAAAACAGGCCCAGGATCAATCTCCTTTCGCCAGTTGATTGGTTGGTCAACTTTATCTAAAGACTTCACGCCTTCTCTCCCCTCAATATAAAATGCTCTTGCCCCGACAAGCGCACACCAGCACCCGTAAACTCTAATTCTGGGAACATATTCCTGTACTCTGTCTGACTGCGAAACGTCAAATATGGTAGAGAAGCAATCTTTTCTGTATTCTCTACCAAAACAAGCAAGCCTCCGGGGGCCAACATTCGATTAAGAAATGCTACAGTTCTCTTTAGCATAGATGGTACAACGATATGCTGCAACACAGTACAGCAAAAAACGATATCAAAAGGACCCTCATTGAAAGTATTCAAGTCATCCAAAACCACAAAGCGACCTGTTGGATGCTGTTGCCTTGCTAAGCGTATTGCTTCAGGAGTACAATCCACACCCAAATACTGCAAACCAGTATATCTTTGAGACAAACCCCAAAAAACAGGAAACCAACGCCCAACCCCGCAACCAAAATCCAACAAGCGAGCACTTCGTTTATTCGCTGAAAGCCAAATACCCATAGCCCCCTCAACATTAGGTTGCACCGCCAACGCCCACTCAAGTTCCACCTTCCGTTTTGCTTTGTCCGATTTAGTCGAGTTAACATGCAACACAGTATTGCAACCTTGCTTCTTATATCGCTCATCCCAATACCGTTGATGTTCCTCTTCAGTCTGAAATTGCTTCATGTCCCACTACTCCATAAATTCAATAGAAGAGTCAATAATGCCATCACAAGCACAGCAACAACCGTACTCGTTACATTCAGTTCTAACTTCCCGTTGAACAAACTGCCAATCAGTTTCCCAGAATACTGGGTCAGGCGTCCGCCAACCCCTACGCATATAAGTCACACAAGGGTACCTTGCCCCGTCTGGCCCATACAAGTATATCCTATTCTTGCAAATAACTCTACGCGGTACGCCACAAGTCTTATGCTTAGCAGAAGTCACCCACTGGTTTTCGGATATCACCAACTTCGTCCCCGAAATGCGATTAAAATGGCGCAGGTATGCTACCCGCGAAGGCGACCCATCCACCACAATAAGCACAAAATAATCAACCATATTGGACTTTAGAATCATATCCACATGCGTCCGGTACACATCCAAACCACCAGGCGAATGCAAACTGCCTCGGATGCCCACCTCTCGCTTTAACTTTCGCAGTAGGGTATCAGGAGGAATCGTTAAGTTGGTATAAACAATCACGCCAATAGCAGATGGTATAGCATTAATCAAATCTGCTAAACCAGGATACATCAACGGTTCGCCCCCCGTTATATGTACCCCCGAAAATTGCCCTGATTGCAAGCGAACTAATCCCTTCACCCATAACTCCGGTTTAGCAGAAGGCAAGCTACCCCCACCAGAACCATTTGAGCAATATGAACATTGCATATTGCATTGAAGCGTTGGATATATGCGCAGGATTTTATCAGCACTGCCCTTATTCAAATCTACTCTGCGTAATTTCAATTCCATAAAAGCCCCCACCTCTCTCTTATTTTCTGGTGCACAACAGGGTACGTATCCGTCTCCTCTTGCTGTCTAATAAAACGTACATCCGTAGAAAAGGTTGAGCGAAAAGCAGTCTTAAATCCCTCTTCACCCTTTGAAACCTTCGCCCACTTCACCAAAAACTCAGTAGTACCCCAAGCAGACTCCAACCTCCGTAAAGGACGCTGATTGCATAATTCCCACATCGGCAATAGCAAACCCGACTGGCGATCAAGTTGGCGACCAAAATGCACAGGAAACCGTCGCTTGCGTAAATACAACCCACTTGCTTCCTGTATGCGCAATAACCAATCCTCTGCGAGAACTGCATTGCTAAACCGAACATCGAACCAACCCAACTCACCCACCACCCGCATATCCATTGCAAACCCATACCACCAGCATAACCGCTGTCCGCATTTTGGCACAAGGGAGCACAACACATATCTGCGTTTAGCCTTCATTATATGCCAAACGCTACGTAAAAAAGGACCAGGGGCAACACGCACTTTATCCGATACAAAAACAACATAACGAGTACACACACGCAAAAGTGCTTCATTCATCAATTGCGAATCCGATACTCGTCGTCTATGCCATCCTATCTTTACCTTGGGATGCACACGCTTAGGCCACGTTTGCATGTCTTCGTCGAAATAATGCCCCCTGCGCAGTTGGTATTTAACCCCCCAAGAACCACCGGGCGCTGGGCCACTACCTGATATATAGATGGGTATCTTGGGGGGCACATGCGGATGCAATTTCTTCATAACACGCATGCTGCTATCCAAATCATGCCCAATGACGACTATCGTAAATCGTTGCATCGTTTCTCACTTTATAAAAGGGTCGTCCCTCCTAAACCATTTATCCTTAGAGGCCCTTTATAAAAGGGTCGTCCTTCCTAAACCATTTATCCTTAGAGGCCCATTGCTGCCAACCCTCAGCAACACCAAGCACCAAGTCCACTGCGCTAACTTTAGGTATTGCTAACCCTCTACGGGCCCAATCAGCAGCCATTTCATTAACCTCCTCTATTTTGGGTTGTATCCTCCTATTAAATTCAGTGAAGCCTCGCATATAACCAGTCAAAACACGATCCAATTGATTAAATGGACCCCCCTTAACCATCACATTCGGTTGTCTACGCTTCAACCCCAAAATCTCGCGCCGAACATCCTTATACTTTCGTTGCATACTAGCAAACACCTTTGACCAAGCATTCAACACTTCAATTGCATCATCTGACCAAGCGTATTTTACCTCATGCACCCAATCCAGCATCAGTTTGCCCAACGCTTTTATTCTACGCTCAACAAACCAAGTTGCACGCTCTTCGCGAGTCCCAACCCGCAACAGTTTACGAATGCCATTAAACAATTTACCCAAGTAATGAAAAATCTCTTGCACCTGAGCAGCCAGCATCCGCAATCCCCCGGACTGTAGAAAACTTGCCCAAAAATCAGGAGCAGTAAAGTTCTCACTTAGCACATCAGCAACTAGCGTTCTTGCTTCCTCAACAGGAGACCCGCCAGCAACTACACGATCTACAGATTCTGCTATCTCCATAACAATCTCCTAGACATCTAACTCAAAACGACGTACACCACCCCATTCTTTGCCGGTTAACTCCTGCCCGACCTCTTCTCGTCCTAAGCCAATCGCTTCGGGGGGTTTGCCCTTACCACGACTCCATTGCCATTTTCTCCACCACCAAACAAGCTTGCCCCACAAACCTAAATCCTTTGGCTTACCAGCAATTGAAACGGTCGCCTGAGCAATACGCTTGATGGTAACATCATAAGTAGGAACATCCATGAAACCAACTTTGCTATCAAACGACACCCACAAGCCAAAAAGCACATCGCGGGTCTTAACCGTAACGTACCCTTCAGCAGAGATGTAAGCAAAGCAATTCACAGCATCCAAACGCTTAAGCACCGCCTTTTCTAAGAATCCTCGCTCATACCGAATAAACTCAATCTCCTTGGCCAACTTATCTGGAGATATGTCCTTTTTTCTATATGGTCCTTTCAACACCATTAATATGTTATATGCTAAATGAAAAGCCATAACATCATGCGAAGGACCATCTGTTCTAAAGAACGCTACAGCATCCCGCAGATTCTCTATAAGTCGCTTCTTCTGTAATAATGGCAGAGGCAAATTGTCTTCATCAGGAAGGGGATGCGGAACTTCATTCTTGCTAAGAGGTACATTAGGATCATATCCCGCAGCAGTTTTTAATTGATCATAGGAATACGGAGCAGCGACCGTCTTACCGGTTTTCTCGTCCTGCATCATTGGCTCTTGATAAAGCTCCCCAGTCACAAAGAATAACTTAATAAACTCAACATTGATTTCTTGCACTAACTCGTTCAGATTCCTTTGCAACATTGTCTCGCGAGTTGCAAGTTCGGTCATCTTACGCTTGATGGTAACATTAATCTCTTCACTACGCTTCTGTGTTGCCTGATAATCATGCACCAACTTAAGCAATTCTGCTTCATCCTTAACGTCAAGATAAGGAGAAATGAGCATCACCCTACGCAAATCATCACGAGATAAACTAGCAGCACCAGGAGCATCACCAGCAGGATGCGCTCCGATCTTAGCGGTAGATACTTCCTTAACCGATAAAAGCATCTGTATCCACACATTGATCTTGCGAGCATAATCAGGCACCGACCTCACCGAAGCCAAAGCCAGAGGACGATCTCTAGGAATGCTTTCATATAGCAAATTGCCCCCAAGCGCTCGCGGGAAAAAGGTTTGAGGAATCTCATCACAAACCAACACCACAGTCTCCTCAATCGGCTGCACCGCTGCATGTACTACTTCTACGTTATGGTTATGCATAACTTGGCTCCTTAAATGCTAATTCCTTATCAGCGAGTGGAAAACTGAACTTAACAATCTTCAATTCATGATCAGTACTGCCTAACGCTCTGCCAAACATAACACGATCTATAAAATGTGCTCTTACAGTCACACTCTTAGGGCGCCCAGGTTTCGGATGTAGCATCAACGTATAATCTCCACTGAACTCATAAGTAGTATGCCCACTCTGCTCTACACGCGTAATCTTAACAAGCACACGTTGAGGGCGTAAATCTTTACCCAACAAATCACCACCATACTTCATAGGAATACCAGCAGTAAACTCATCTACCAGACGCATCCACATATTCCCTGTGCGGTTTTCCTTCTCGTCGGGCACAGACACACCACCACTCAGTTCTGGGGAGCGAGATAAACCATCAGCACCACAAGGCAACTTATGCTCATCCACATTCACAGCAACTTGCCTCATAGTTAATGCTAAATCAAGTTGACGCCGAATTGCTTCAGGAGCATCGCTGTACTTTAAAACTCCCACCTCTACAGCACCACCTACCTTCTTAGTCAATCGAGCAACGATAGTGTGCACAACCTTATCGTTGCCGATTTTTTTTGCTCGCGCCCAAGCATCCAACTTATCCTTAAGCACATACAGTTTGCCAAACGCCTTCCGTATCTCAGCAATCTGCTTACGCAAACCATCCACAAAGTTTCTTTTCTCATCAATGTAGTCCTTTAACTCCGCCGTAAGCAAAGGGGCTAAATCACCCTCACTTATCTTAAACAGAATATCATTCTCAAGAGTCGAAAAAACTCTATCCAGCGTTTTGCCAACCACCTTGCCTTGTGCTTCTGGTGTCATAATGGGGAATTTGCGTTTGCCCGAAGGAATTGGCTCCTTTTTAAACAAACCCTTTGCCATATTCCACCACCGTTTTACGGTAGATACAACAGGCTCAATAAACTCATCCAAGCGTTCGGGGTCAACACCCTCCTTAAGCAACTCTTGCTTTATCCAGGCCTCATCGAGCACCTCAATAAGGTTCTTAGTCATCTCCTGCTGAACTGCATCCTCAGTGATGAATTTCGCTTTTAACTCAACCGGAGACGCCGACTGCTGCCCATGCAATATGTTCAGCATACAATTCTTTTCTTTACTGTCCATAAACCCTCCTACAGTTTGCGCTTAAGCACTATACCATCGACCTCGATAGGGCGAGCCAACAAGGCACTATAAAGACGCTTTTCACCCCCCACGCCATGAGCAGCATTCAGGGTTAACGTAACCAAAATATCTACTTCATGCATTTCTGTGCGAGTAGATGCCTTCTTCGTCCTGCGATCTCGCAAGGTTAGTATACATGGCATAGCCAAACGAACTTGTATACCCGACTCAGGATCAACAACATTCTTAGGTACAACTTGCGTAACCCGTAGATTAGATTGCATATTCATCTCTACAAAAGAAAAGTTGCGTTCTACAGCAAAAGCCAAAGCCTTGGAAATGCCAATCTTTATAACCTCCTTGCCAAACTTCCGCTCACTCCGTTGTATCGACTTTAAAACATTTAAAGCCAACAGCAAAATGCTAGGCACAACATTAGGAAAACGATAACCCGGATCATCCATCTTTTTGCTGGACCTTATAGCTTTTGCTTCAGCATCCTCTAGGGCCCGTTTCAGATCAGCAACTTCTTGCGCTATTGCTTTATATCGCCCCTCTGCTTTACGCACATCCTGGTTTAACCTTCTCACCGCAGCAAGATCACTTCGCCATCGAGTACGCAAAGCCTCCCATTCGCCAGACCCAGACTTATACTCTGCCTCTAACGACCTAAGAGCATCCGATACTGGAATGCTTTTTTCTGGTTCTCTTAATTCTGGTGGGATAAGCGCTTCCTCCAAGCAAGTTATCCACGCTTTTAGATTCTCAGCCATCTATGTCTCCAAAGACCTCCAGCACATCAGCAACTGTAGGATCAACCAAAGCATGCCCATTAGAGCACCAAGGCTTATTCTTTATGGGATTCGAGATCCCTTCTCGAAATATGCCTATTACAGTCTTACCATACGCTGCCGCTACATGCATCAAGCCACTGTCATTCCCGATATAATAATCTGATCCCATTATAACCGAAAGCACAGTACCAAGTCCAGTCCCACATAAACTTTTGCAACCACTACGCTTCTGAATATCCTCTCCATCTGCCTTCTGATCCTTATGATCCCCCACCAAAACCGGTATAGCTCCTCGCTCCTTAAGTTCTTGTATCAGTTGCACATACTTAAAATTGCCCCAATGCTTCTGCCTCCACCAAGGGTGATCCTTAAGGTAACCAATGCCAATAGCCACCTGCACCTTATTTTTATCAGATGTGAAGCGTGTAGGTGGCTGCGACTCGCAATATAACTGCATGTCCTCATCAGTTATTTCTCTACTAATCAAACCTTCACTTAACCGAAGACATGCCGTAACCTCATGCTCCGAAAACCGAAACGGATACTTCTTATCCTGCTTGTCCTTATCAGTTGGTATAACCCGTTGGTGACGAAATTGTCCCTTTGGGGGACGAATTCGCCCCGGCGGATGGCAATAAAGAACATAATCGTAAACCATATCAAACAACAGGGGGTTGTCTTTAAGCAAGCAACCCGCCTTCGTTAGCATGTTAATAATAAGCCACCCCGCCACCCGATTGGAGCTAACTATGATGTCTACGTGGTGTTCACGCGACAAGACCCTGATCAACGGGGTGGTTAAAATCAAATTACCTATTCCATATTCCTGTACTACAAGAATCTTCATTAGGGGTCTCCTGCATAAATGACCTGCATACCCGTATATCTTGGGAGTTGCCACACGCTGGGCAAATTATTGTCCCCTGGATCGGAGAATCCGCTGAGCGAAAACCTCTGTATGGTACCTGCACAATAACATTAAGATGCAACCTTTGCCCGCACGCACAGATCACATCGCCAGTGGTCTTCTGCTTTCCAAGTCTACTCATCCTAACTACCTGCATACTCATACCAAACCTCCTGCAAGCGCAAGCGGACTGCCACCTTCCAGTATTAAGTCTATTGTGTCACTTACGCTAGACTCTAAGTAGCGTTTTGCGGTTGCTTTTGGCTGGACGCCCATCCGACTCCAGCGATCAAGGTCTGCTTTTCTCAAACCAACATCCTCATAAGCACCACCAATCTGATGCGCTGTATTCAACGCTACGTTAATTGCCAACAACTTAGCAGGAATACCTTGCTTAAGACTAACATTAAGACGATCCACCGCTTTAGCATACACCAAATTGTATTTCAAACGCCTACGATACACACCTTGCATAACATCACTCGGTTGCTGGTATCGCTTAACAGAGGCAACAGCAGACCCACTATACGGAAACTTAATCTGTGCTATTCGAGCATTTCGCTCAGTTTGCCCTATAAGCCGTTATCCTGCACCCAACCTTCATGCTCCAACTCATAACGTAATTTCGAGTACCAAGGCTCCAGTACATATATCGCTTCGATATCTCGTCTAAGCGTCATGCTATAATTCTCCTACGCAACTTCCTCAAATCCTGCTGCAATGCAACCTTACGCTCTTTGATGAAGCGAGTATCATAAAGCATATCCCGAAAGTCGCTCTCCACCTTCCAGAACATTTCGCCTTGAGCATACCCCTTAGCATCCAACCGCTCACCGGTACGCTTAAAGCGGCCATGTAAACTAACCAACGCCCCACGCAACTTCAATGCTGACTCTATTACCTTAACAACATCAGCAGGCCTCGGAGGGGTTTTAGGTTTGCCGTTGGTGTAACCCAACGCACGAACTTGCTTAATCAAATCCGCTAACCACTCTTGCAACTTCTCAAGCCTTTCGCCGTAAGCATCAGCAAGTTCCTCAAACTCAGGGTCCTCAACGATCTCTCGCCGTTTGCGAAGTGCTTGGAGTTTACGACCCCAATTAGGTCGTCTTCGACGCCTGGCAGCATGCCAAGCAGCAGCCCCAAAAGCAGGCAAGAACTCCTCTAGGTTGGTAGCATTCACTAAACTCTCTGCTACCCCCACAGCAGATTTGCTAACCAGCAGTCCGCTGACCGCTTCTGCTATATTGTGTTCTGTTAGTTTCATACCATAGTCTCCACAAGGCTACCCGCCATCCGCTGGGGGCTAACACCATCCAAAATTAAGTCTATTGCATCTAGCACACTAGATTCAAGGTAGCGTTTTGCTGTCGCTTTTGACTGGACGCCCATCCGACTCCAGCGATCCAAGTCTGCTTTGCTAAGTCCAATTACCCCCCCAACACTCCAATTCCGATGCGCCGTATTTAATGCTACGTTGATAGCAAGTATCCGCTCAGGAATCTTACTCCCACTTTTGGATGCTTTATTAAGATAATCCGCCGCTTTAGCAAAAAGCAAACTAAACCCATAAAGCTCCCGCCCTTCAGCACCCCCATAAAACCCCTGTAACGCTTTCTCTTGCCGTCTTTGAACTTTTTGCACTGCGCTTCCAGTATAAGGGAACTTCATTTGCTTAGCGCGCTCGTCTCTCTCAGTCCTTAACAAGCGATCCATACCACTCAAAAAGCGTTGTACATGTGGGCCTGTAACTGTCCACCCATTATAATGGGCCCCACCAAAACTCTGCACAGATTTCAAAAAATCTAGTATAGGAAGCGTCACAAAATACAAAAGGCGATTCTTATAACTACCATACTCACCCTTTTGTGGAAAACACGGGTACGATAACCTTATAGTATCTGGAGCAAGAACCTCCAAACCAGTCAAATACAAAAAATCCCAGTCATCAACCTTAGGAGACCCCAAATCTGGCCAGCCACCACGCCAAACACCGCCTAGCACTGTCGGCCCTAACCATCGAATAACTCGCTGCGTCAACCGATCAAGCGACCGCTTCAACTGCTCCCAAAAAACGTTGTCTTGTACCCACCCTTCAGTTTCATACTCGTATCGCAACTTGCTATACCAAGGCTCCAGTACATATATTGCTTCGATATCCCGCTTTAAACTCATAACGATACCCTACCAATTCCAAACATCATTTGCTTCCCCCGCATCCATTCGCCGAAGGTATTTTGCTACTTGCTCTGGCTCCTTATATGTTTCCCAGTCAATTGTAACTACTTGTGTGCCCATATCCTCAACCGCAGGCAGCACAACGCCCTCATATACCGATTGCAAATCGGCTAAATACTCAAGTTTTACTCCGACCTCATATTTGTTTTCACGCTCCCGCAATCGCTTCAGGCAGGTCGCTGGGGACGCTTTGAGATAAATACAAAGGGAGGGGCGAGTTCTGCATATTCCCTCCATGTAAAGACGTTGCATATCCATATATGTCTTGTAGTCATCATCTTGGATGTAACCGTCATCATGTAGCAACTCAACAAATGCCCGATCCCCAGGCAAAGAGCGATCATGCAAGGTATGAACACGCACAGATTTGTTGGGGTTATTTGCTACTTCATAACCCACACCATCAAAATGCTGCCAAAAGCGATCAGCAAGCACACGAAACTGCAAACGAAACGCATGAAAAGACGGTTTAACTTCATTAAGCAAATCAGCATAAAACGGTGTAAGAAACGCTGGACGCACCGTCTCAGCATAAACCTTATTGGGTTTAGCAGTCGGAACAACCGTCTTAATCTTAGCATTCAGATACTCAGCAAACGGTTTGATAAATGTACTCTTACCAACACCAATGCAACCCTCTACATAAATCATTATGCTTCCTTTCCCTCTAGTGAACCAACATAACCTTGTTTGTCCACTACAGCATGATAGCAACTACGACACATAGGAGCATACTCTGCCCCTTTCTCGACCTCAGCAACCAACTCAGTGCCCCCAGACAACCTATACGAGTAACGAGCCACGGCACCGCACAACTCACATTCCCCTTGCCGTGCTTTAAGCACCTCATCAGCATACATCGCTAACCAGGGAAGATTCTCAGCAGGTTTGCCGTTGAAGGTCACATCAAAACCAGAGACAAACACACGCTTGCCATACTGCTCGCTAAGCGTTAGCACCCCCACTGCCCGCTGCTCATCTAAAAACTGCACCTCATCAATAGCAAACACATCATAATCATCCCGCACCCAACGATCCAAGAAGTTGAAGGTTGGTGGGACCAGAAAAGCATGATTAGTTTCCAGCACCATACCATCCCACGACCGCACCCCCTTCTCCAGCAATGTCTTCTCCTTTACGAATGTTGCTATCTGAAAATAGCCAACTCGCATCTTCCTCCTCAGCAACCCATTCAACCGAGCCACCAGCATATTAGTTTTTCCGCTTTTCATTGGCCCGCATATAACCGTCAACCACTTATCTTTGTTCATCATAACTCCTTTGCTACACCAGCAGACCGCACACCGCGGTCCGCAAACTTTGTCCTTCTAAAAGTTGGTCTATCGCCCCACGAACACTCAATGACTCTAAGTAGCGTTTTGCCGTTGCTTTTGACTGGACGCCCATCTTGCTCCAACGGCCAAGAATATCCTTATCTATATTCCATAATAAATCTGCTACGGAAAGAGTTTCATCCGTATGTACTGTATTCAAAGCTACATTAACTGCTAAAATACGACTTGGGATACGATCTCGATAACTTGCTTTCAACCTATCCGCAGCAACAAGCAACCGTACACCCGCATCCAGCAAATACTTCGGCATCGAAATACCTTTATACCACCGAACCTGACTAGATGCACTAAACTTACAACGATCTTGCACACTTACTAAACCACGCCTAATTATAGCAGTAAATTCCGCTAAAAACTTCGCACCAAGATACCAAACCAACTTTCCGTCTCTACGTTGTATAACATCTGGCTTCAATCGCTTAAACAATGCCACAACAGGATACAAAAATAACGGTGACTGCAAACGTTCTACGCGATCCCAGTTATCAATAACCTTTCTATAAAAAAGCGACACGGGTTGCTCACCCCAACCATATACATCAGGATCAAAAAATACCCGTTTACCCTTCCAAATCAAATCCAACCCACCCAATAAATTCAGTGTATAAGCATCTAAATCAAAATCCTCGACCAACGCACCTATAGCATACGTCGCTAAACTCTCCGCTAAGGGTGGAATAACCCTCTTCGTTAATCGCTCCAGCGAATGCTTTAATTGCTCCCAGAAAACATTATCCTGCACCCAACCCTCATGCTTCAGTTCATAACGCAATTTCGAGTACCACGGCTCCAACACGTATATCGCTTCAATATCCCGTTTTAAGCTCATTTCTTACTCCTATAAATCCAAGCGACCTTGCTACCCGCTGGCAGCCAGCGACTTACAACAGTAGGCTTTAGGATGTAGGCGCTAAGCCCCATTGCACCGTGTGAATTTCCACTAAAGAATGGAACACAACGAGTTACGCTGGTTTGCATAGTGGTGGTCCTCCCAATTGCTCCCGGTTATGCTGCTTGCCTTTAACCCAATAAAGCCGACTATGCCCAAAGCGCTCCACCAGAGGGCGCTCAGCAATCTGGTGGACGAAATCGTAGAAAGCCCGCCTTGCCCCCTCCCAATGCCCAAAATCATCTATAACGATTATGCCCCCTTGATGAACTAAAGGGTAAAACGTAAAGAGGGTATTAAGCACACTCTCGTACCAATCGCAGTCCACATGAAGCAAAGCTACCCGCTTAGGCAAAACGTCCTCAAATGAGTCCTTAAACCACCCTTCTCGAATGACTACACGCTCCACTGGGAACTCTGCAATAGCCAGCGCTTCCATAACTCTCTTTTTGCTGCCTATTGCTTTACCAGCATAAGCATATGCTTCAGGGGTATCTTGGAAGGTAGGCATCGGTAACCCTTGAAAGGAGTCGTAAAGCCAGAGTTGCCTATCGCTTTTTGCAACCGGCAAGGAAAGAACAGCAGCCGACCCGCCGTCTCTAACTCCACACTCTACGATGTCGCCTGGGATGTGCCTGGTAACAATATCCTCTGATAAATCGTAAAGCGTAAACAATGCTTCCAACGAACTAACAGAGTAAGCATTAAGTTTTTCAACCTTCATGTTATTTATGTAATCCATCTACTGCTCCTGCACCTGACACATTGCTTGACAACAAGAAGCACAAGGAATAATATCTGTATCAACAGTTACATAATACGTATCTAACCAATCGCTAAAAGCACAGCAGATATCATTGGCTTGCTTCTTGGTAAGAGTCTTTAGGTAAGTCCCAACACCACCATCGGTAATATGCCCTGGAGTCAAAAGCGTAATGGGGTCATAAGTGCTGGCGGTTTTCGGTGGAGGTTTTAAAGCTTCCACCGCTTTGCTCACCGCAGTGGCTAAACAAAGACCAGTTATACACACACCTTTAACCTTAGCGCTACCCTCCACTGCCAACTTGGATTTGGGGGTCCGCAACAATGATGTCAAAATCCTAACCTTAGCATTCCCCCTCACCGCCAACCCAAGATGTTGCATAACAGCACTGGTAGCCTCGATCTTATCCTTATGGATATCTTCGTAAGCAAGAGTCAGACTAGCAAACCTACGCCACTGATCATACCTTGCCACCGTAGTATTGAGAAAAGGAATAATATCCTTATGCTTAATCTTTCCCACTCGTATAGCAGAAGCAGCAACATCCCGAAGGTCTCGCTTAGTCATAATAACCAAGCCTGCCTTCTTCCGCAAGTCCTCACGAAAAACATGCGTCTTCACCACATGCCAATCAGCTTCACCCTTAGCATCATACTTAGATTCAGTATCAGCATAAACCGAAAAGCCTGCCTTAAGCAACGCCAAGCGTACCGTGTTATAAAGCCAAGTGCTACCTGACCGATACATCCCAGCACAAACAACTAATCTACTCATAGGTTACTCCACAGCGTCGTGCATTTATCACGAATTCTTGCTATAGCCATTTTACAATATTCTGTGCTTAGTTCAATGCCTAAATATTTGCGAGCATACCTTCCACATACAACCCCCGTAGTTCCCGCACCGAAGAATGGGTCCAAAACTGTGTCCCCTTCTCTGCTCCCTGCAAGAATGCAAGGGGTAATAAGTTTTTCTGGAAACACAGCAAAATGAGCATCCTTAAACTTAGCCGTTGAGACTTGCCAAACGGACCTCTTATTTCTAGTTGGGTAGACCCCACCCTTGCGGATGCCGGATATCACAGCAGTTGGCTTTCGCTTACGCTTATTGCCTCTGTTGAGGTCGTTGGGATGCTTGGATGGCTCCGCAATAGCATCCTTGTCATAATAATACTTGCGAGACTTCGCCAGCAGAAAGATGTATTCGTGTGCTCTTGTTGGACGATCCTTAACCGATTCCGGCATAGCATTCTTGCTCCAGATGATATCTTGTCTAAGATACCACCCATCCGCCTGAAGAGCAAAAGCAACACGCCACGGAATGCCAACGAGGTCCTTTGGCTTCAAAATAGCATGAGGCCGATCAGATGGACGAATATCCCCATATTCCTTGAAAAAGGAATGGTGTTTTTTGTTCAATGTCTTCCTGTCAAAGTGTGTACTACTATAACGACAAGAACTTCGCCCCTTACCTCCGTAAAACGAGTCTCCAAGGTTAAGCCACAGCGTCCCATCGTCCCGCAACACTCGCTTAACCTCACTAAAGATTTCTGTTAGATGCTCGATATAAAGGTCCGGCGTTGGTTCCAAACCCAAACTGCCCAACCACGCCCCGCAAAAGCAGGTGGAGTCTTCTCGTCCCCACATATGCTCACAATCCGGCGACCCGCCCCAAACGAGGGGTGGCGTGCCGTAGTCTCTAAGCGACCAGTAGGGTGGAGAAGTTACACAACACTGCACCGAAGCATCCGGCAACCGCCGGAGCACCTCAAGCACATGCCCGTTGTAGATGTCACCAAAATTGTCAGTATGATATGGGGTTAGCATTGCTTATCCTCGTTTGCCTTATCTGCTTGTTGCCCCTGCGTTGGCTTACACACCTTAGCAACATCAACAGCAGAGTTGCTGGTAGCATCTTGCTTATCCTGCAAATTCGCAAGGCCAACTCGATAAGCAGCACTAGCAGCATCAAAACCACTATACCACTCTCTGCGCAACGCATCCTCGGTATACGGATTAGTACCCCTGCTAATACCTTGATTAAATGAATTGAAACCACAAGTAAAAGCAACCGTTACTAAATCCGGCAGAAGAGATTGTCCCACAACCAAATCCGCAGGAGTTGACCGAGAAGCCACCATAGCATACCCAGCATCCCAGGCAACATGCTCAGGACAATCACAATCAGTAAAAGGATTATGTTCTACCTTAAGTCCTACCGCAAATGAATCCACACCTGCCTGGAACGCTTCTGGATGCCGCGCACCACAATCCATATCTGTCTTTGCAGTAACACTACCCAATGTATGCTTATAGCACCCTATTTTAACCCCTGCAACCAAAACACCACAATACTTCCGCAACAACTCAACCACTGCCTTAGCCCGTGGTTGCTTCTCCAACTTAGCCAAGTTGTACTCCCAAAAGTCTTCCAGATTCCCACCTTTCTGGATTGTCCTCGCCAACCAGTCGAAGAACATAGAGATAACACACTCCAACGGCATCTCCTGCTCCTTAGCATCCCAATACTCTGGGTGATGCGGATTATTGAGAACATGGTGCTGAATTGCATCCGACTTAAAATGCTTCTGGTAGTCCTCATCCGTCCCGCTTTTAGCTTTAGCCAATGACTCTTGGGAGTTAAGAAAAGCCTCATACTCCTCTGCTGAAAACTTGGAAGCGTCATGCTCAATTGCTTGCTTCATAAGCAACTGGCAAAACTCCCAGGTCAATTCCTGTACCAGCGACACATGCTTGAGTTGTGTCTGGTTGAACTTGATTACTCTCTCCATCAACGCCCCCTGCTCAGCGTCCATCAAATCTTGTATATCCATAATCGTACCTCCTTTTGCTTTATACAATCTGGCATGCAACCACACTAGGCAGCACGCCCTCCACTATCATATCCACTGCCAGCCCTACGCTTTCTAAGAAGCGTTTTGCTGTCGCTTTAGGCAATACGCCCATGCTCGACAAGCGATTCAACAAACCATAAGACAACCCAATCTCATCTGCTACTGTAGTCTCCACAGCATAACCTCCATGCACAGTATTAACTGCCACATGAAAAGCTATTATACGCTGAGGGATGCTTTTGCCATACGCACGACTAAGCATATCTATAGCTTTAGCATAACGCAAATCACCAGCATTAACTTCCCCCGAACCTCGGCCTGTAGTATATTTCCTAATAGCTGCTTCAGCACTAAATGAGTAGGGGAACTGATGCAACTTGTTATTAGCAATCTCCGCTTTCTGCAAATAGCTTCTAAGCTCAGCATACAATCGCTTAGAAACATCCTTTGGCACATGATAAAAGCCATCGTCTCCCAACACCGCTGTATGCTTCATCTCCAAAAAGATGCGGCCTAACGGAATCCGCACGCCAAAAATACCAAAATACCAATCATCATACAGAGCTTCTTCCCAAAATGCTGCACGACATACACGTTCATAATCCCAACCCTTAACCCCAAACACAAACTCGTCTCGATCCCAATTGACCCCCCAATAATAAGTCTTAAGAAAAGCATGTACATTCACCCCCCAATGGTTGCGAGGCTCTACCCCATCGAGGTAAAAAGCATGGTAAGCCATATAGAGAGCCATCGTAGGAGCAATACGATCAAGCAACCTATCCAACGAGCGATTCAGTTGCTCCCAAAACACATTATCACTAACCCACCCCTCTCTTTCGTATTCGTACCGCAACCTGCTATAATGAGGTTCCAAAACATAAACTGCCTCCACATCCCGAGATATCTCTCTCCCACGCTTGCTTCGTTGCATACTCAACCCCCTATTATCATTGAGCAAGGCAACCGCCTAAACACGCGGATGACCTTGCATCTTGGGCAAACAAGAAATCCTACCTCTGGCGGGTTTGGATGTGCTATTTGATAGCCTGCCACCAGCGTCTCATATTCTTCAATCTTCTGGCAGCAACTACAACGGTAGAGTGCTGGCACACGGGGCAGCATAACTATCCGTAAAGCATCACCCGGTTCACGATTACCGGTATCTTGTTCACGAAACCCGCCCCTTTGTTCACACATCAAATGTCTCCAAACTTAACGTCCTTAAACCTCTTCTTAAGGGATTTCATAAGCACACCCAATGTTTCCCACTTAGCCTTAACATCCTCAAGATTGCTGCCTTCAATAGCACTCGGCAAATCTATATTAAGACTCTTATACTTATCCCAAAACGCTTGGTCGGCCCGCTCATAATCATCTTCCAACGCCAGCACCCCCTGCACCAAGCGAGTCTGGTATTCGGGGTCGCTTCTTCCACCCTTCTTAGCAAGTCCTTTAAGTTCCCTTAGAAAAATGTCTGCCTCACGCCCTGCTTTCTTGGCAAGGCGCTCATATTCTTTATGGCCTTTGACCCTGGGTCTCGTCGGCAGGCGACCAGCATCTCGAATCTTCTTGACTACCCATTCTGCAACCTTTCCAAGCGTCCACCCGCCCAGCGCAATTGCTCCTGCCCCCACCAAACCAATCTCATCGAGTTGCTTTTCGACGAGGCGTCCAGCGAGGTGCTTGGGGTTTTTGCCTTCCAGTACTTGATCCACACATGCACTAATTGCTTGATTCATCGCTTAGCTCCTTTTGCTAATCCTATGGATAATTGCTAACCCGTAACTATGCGGGTAATGCTTCACAACGTAATAGCCTGTAGAGGTTTGGAAACCTCTAACGAAAGCGGCCTTCTCGTCCAGCGTCCCAAGCGCTACCTCTAGGAGGTGTTTCTCGATGGCTTGGATCACGCCACGATCAGGTTTATTGGTATCATGAAATATCATTATACCACCTTGCCTAACAAAAGGCAACCATGCAAGTATTTCTCTGCGGGTCATCTCTGGTTGGTGGCAGGTATCGAGCATCCAAACGTCGATATCTATGGGGTTGCGCTCATCGGAAGAGCGTGTAGCTCCCCAATACTCTTGGCACCATTGTGGGAAGCGCTTAGCAAACTGCACGCTATCTGCCTGTACAAAGGTCCATTCTGAATAAGAGCACACAGAATCACAATTTACGTGATCAACGCTTAGCAAAGCGCTAGAGACGTACTGTGCTACTTGGGCAAGAGCGAATGTACTTTCGCCGGAGCGGACACCGAGTTCTACGATGAGCGTAGGCTGAATTGTGATAGTTTCTTGGGCAATTGCTAGGAGATGATCGCTTATATCTGACGGGTGTGTGTTGGCGTAATGCTGGACGGCAGCGAGGACGTTGGCTTTGTTCAGTAATACAGACTTTTTATTGTTCTTCATTGCTAATCTTCCCAGCGCAAACCTGGGTTATCATCTCGCTTCCAGCGTTCCACGCAAGGGTCCTTAATCCCCTTGCTAACACGGTCAACATGTTGGTACATTTGCTTAACGTCTTCAGCAGGATACCACCCACCTTTTAAGCAGACCATCTTGGATTTATATTCTTTACCCAAAATGATGAGGAGTTTCCAGATACGTATGACTCTAGCGAAGACCTTAACACCGGGTCGCTCACTGCATACCTCATAGGAGTGCTGACTAAAGAACGTAGAATGCTTTTCCTTAGCAAGTTTAAACGTAGGAGGCCACCACTTGCGTATTTCTTTACCTTGCCATGTGCTACCACACAGCGGGCAATGATGTGTACCGTTATCGTTTACTGATATATGCTTCATCTTTTTTACTCCTTTGTTCTAATTCCTTGCGCCAAGCAGAAAGTTGTGCTTTCAGGTTTTGCCTTCTGCCAGATACTGTAACCTCATCAGAGCGACGCACAGATAGAGTCCAAAAGATACGTTTATTCTCCCAGTCACCGCGTAACCATCCGCACACCTCACAGCAACCGCTCTGCCCCCGGTCAAAACGTAGGGCGCTAACTAACGTTGCCACAGAAGTGGGGCAAGTATCACTAACGTATTCAAGTTTATGCTCCTCAAAGCATGTCTCACAAGCATATAGTCCCATTAGGTTCTCCTTTTTATGCTTACGCCTCCGCTTTTGCAATCTTAAGCGTACCAACCAAGGGTTGTATACTCCGACGTGCTGCTTGCCTATTTTCTGCCTGCTGTGCTAAATCATTCAACACTTGCCTCTGCGTTCTGCTATAAGGAAACAACTTACAGTCATCGCAATCCTTATCAAAACATACGCAAAAAGAACCATAACGCTTTCCGTTATCAATCCCCATGTTTATACTCCTAAACCCAACCTTGCTAAATCGTATCTGGTTGCAAAACGCTTGGCTGCATCTAGCAATGTAGTGACACGCTTTGCGATTGGGAATGATTCACGAATAGTGAATGCAAACTCCCAAGCGGGTTGCACTAGCATTGTGCCTGTTACTTTATTATCCTCAAAAACGATGCCCTCAAAACTAACATTAGTTACTGGTCTTATGTTAATATCACTTAGTGCCTTCATTTGCTACCTTCTGAAGTGCTTCATAGCTTTTGAGTATTGCTTCTGCTTCTTCCAAGGTAATGGGATGCGGAGGGTTATCATCCTCCATAACCCAAATCTGCCCAGTGCATCCCCTATTCTTATACCAGGACATAACAACATAACCCTTTACCACATCCTCAGCAGCACTAGGAACCCTCAACACACCAAACGACCCAGCAGCCAAATCATCTCTGCATTTCCACCCATTACTATCAGATGCCACGTTTACCAAACCACGCAAGGCACTAGCAGTAGCACAGTTCCAATTATCCCTAGTAAAGACACCATTAGAGAAAGCACACTTCGGGTCCGACCCTTCCCAATCCTTGCCTTGTTGCTTACAGCGTGGGCAACACTTAGGTTGTGGTTCTGCTACTTCCTTAAGCAACTTGCATACAACATAAGCATCCTCATGAGTATCTTTAAGACCTGTCACCTTAAAAAGCAAGGCATCATCAAGAGCCACAGCGAAAGAATGTTGGCAATGAGAACAACGAATCTTAACATCAAAACATATACCACGTTGAGACAGGGTTGAGAAAAACTCACCTGAAATTGGTATCGAAACGGTGGCAGGCGTACCACAAACCGAACAGCATATTTCTTTAATCATTTGTTACTCCTCTTATCCGTCATCACAATCTCCTTCCTGCACTTAGAGCAAAAGAAACCGTAATGCACACTGCCATCTGCTTGCTCAGCACTCCACAATAATGGAGACATAAAATGGTTACAAACTGGGCATCTCATTGTTCTACCCTAACGCCCAGCGACTCATCTACACTTATGGTAAATGGCTTCAAGCAACGTGGGCAATCTGGCTCAACAGTCGAATTGCTTTTAGCATTTAAAACTATACTGCCAGGCAGCACCACATGCTTCTTGCAGTGTGGGCAGCGAAGTGTTATGCTTTCGTTTATCGGGTCGATACGGTTTACGTCAGTCATCACTGTCCTCCTCGCATACCTTCACACCATGCTTCTCAAGTTCTGCCTTCCAAGCGTCCTGCATTTCTTTAGAGCAGTGTGCCATAGCGTCTAGCCAAGTCGGATATCTCCCATATGTATTCTGAAATAACACACTGTAATACATAGACTGCTTATTATGTGGCATCCTTGGGTCATGCTTAGTAGCACAAACCTGGCAATGACCCTGGGGAGGAGAAAGCATGTACATACCTGCCCCCTCACTTTTAGTAGTAGTAGTATTTGAACTCACCTCAAATTCCTTTACGCAAACGCTTAGGGGTAACAAACCCCAAGCAACCAACACCATGCCCCTTGCGATACAAGAGGCTAAACTTTGTTTTATGTTTCTGCTTCATAGCAAACTTTTCCCAAACCTCTGCCAGTTTGTGACCAGGATGGTAAAGATCATCGAAAACGATCACGTCAGCAAACTCACTAACGTTCAGCAAATCTGTCATTGCTGGCACAGGATCATGATCCCCATCAACGGTAACCAAATCTATCCTTGTATTCGGATTCGCTCGACGCCATTGGGGTATAACTATTTTGCTATCTCCATCCAGATACGTAACTTCACCCTTAAAGTCTCTAAGTCTATCATCAACATGCTGATGATTCGTGGCACCACAACCACCATGCTTTCCGGTCCACGAATCACAAACATAAATCTGCTCCAACTTAGGAGCATTATCTACAACAGCAAATAAACTTCGACCGGTTGCTACCCCAATCTCCATATAGGAGCGAATGTCAAACTTCTTGACGTAGTTTATCAAGAAGTTACTTAGGTAGTGGTCGGAGTACCGCTGGTTAACTACTCGTAGTTTCATCCTCTTACTCCTTATGCTTTCCATACCCATTAGGAAACCGCCAACGCATTTCTTCAAAGTCAGCGGCCAACCGCAAAACTTCATGCTTTGCGATATCACTAACCTCCCCCGAATCCCGGTCGCCACGATTATGCTGGACGACATAATCGTGGAACTCACGGGTATCAAACTCTGGATTCTTTTCAAGAAAACGAGAGTAATATCGCCCACCATAAAAGTTATAATAATCGTAAGGCATAACCATAAACCACCTCAATTCAACCGAAAATCACCAACAAGATTCATCACACCTTGCTTTATTTGATCGCGCTTCTGCGTAAGATCAAAGTAATACTTAGACGCTACAGGATCACCACAACAACAACAACACATATAACAAACACAAATAACAACATCAATAGTCTCATGCAAAAACAACTGAATAATATCTGCAAGGCGTGCTGTCTGAACAGGTACACCCGCTTTACCCAAACTACCTATAGCATCAAAAATAATCACACCCGGCTCCCGCCCACCAAAGTATGAAAGCAACTCGGACTCCATCCCTATAACCGCAGTATCATACTCCAACACGCCAATCTTGCCCTCCTCCATAACAGGCACAAACCCACTACCATTAACTGCCTGTACATAGCATGGGCAAGGTTCTCTCATTTTAACATTATCCATCTATCCACTCCCTTGGTATATCAAACATTTCCAGTGAAACATCCACATCACCTCTGCTTATCGCCCCCTGCAAATAGTAGTTCGTAAAGCAACAATGAGCAAACTTTGGTTTAGTGGGGTCATAATCATCCACCATGCCCGTCGCTAAAGGAAACACCTTAGCACCTGTTTGCGTTTTCCTGTAGATATTTTGTCCCGTTATAGCATATATTGCCTGCCAATCGTTATGCTTCAAATAATACACGCTTAGCTTCCTCACTTAACTCAATCCCATTACCACAAAACGGGCAAAAGACAACCCGCTCAACAGTTGGTTGCTCAGGAGTAAAATCCCAGAAGGCAACGCCACCACCAAGCGTAGGCAATTCATCACTAAGCACGTCACGCTGGCAGCTATTACAATAACCTACTTTCATCCATCAGTTCTCCTCCACGACCCACCTCGCTTATGCTCAGGCAGACTTGCCATAAACTTATATTCTGCTTTCTTACAATTGTGAGGGTTGCCACTGCAATATTTTACCCAAGGCAAACCGCCACCCATATAAACATCCTTACCTGCTACCACCTCATAGAAGCTACACACCGAGCCACAATTCTGTGGCTTACTAGGATTATGTCTTGGCTTTCCCTTCCCCATGCTCGTTGCCTCCACGCTTAACAGGATGTTTAGGGTCCCTATATATCCAAGCATCTGGCGATGTAGCCCCACCAGTTTCTTGTACGCCCATAGCAGCAACCAACTTCTTATCAGGTAACCCCTTTATGAAGTCCTGCCACGCTTCATCCACATCCACCGTATCCTTAATCTCGGATATCTCTTGCGGTTTGCCTTCGCGTTCTACCTCCTCATGGTAGTCCGCCAGCAACCGCAAAGCATCCGACAACCCACCGTTAAAGTCATCAGGTAAAGCAAACGCTATAAACTCAGCATACAATATTTTCATCCAGTCATCTCCTTTGCAGTTGAACCTCTGCACTACCTATTCTCCCCTAGCACTAAGTCCGTCGCAGCAACCTCTACACCATTCCTCACTCTCTTCAAATGCAATAGTTGCCCATAACGTAGCAGACACATTGTGAGGATTGTCTTTAAGAGAATCGCCACGCAACCCAGCAACGAAGCCAGCACAATAAGCACCAACATAAATCTCGTTATCAGGAAGTGTAAACTCATCGTACCCTTCCAACTCAGCAATTGATAGCGTCATCTTCAGGCTTCCTATTTAATCTCCACAACCTTATATGTTGCCCAGTCATGTTACCATAAAACCAATAACGGCAACACCTAGCGACAAGACTATCCAAATCGCAAGGATGGGGTGGGCCAAACGGATTATGACCACAACCAGCACCAAACATACCAGCAATAAAACCTCTGTTATACACAGTAGCAAAAAGAAACTCCTTTGGAGGATCATAACCCTCATATCTCATCAAACCATTACCCATTGAATCCCCCACCCTACTTATTAGGCAAGGGGCAAATATGCTCCTTGTCCTGCGGGTCGCAATACACAAGGTTCTTAAGCATAACATGCTCACCTAAAAAAGGGTTATCTACCTTAGACACAGGCAAATAAAACTTCCCCCACCCTGACTGCACATATGCTAAAGTCATATGAGGAATGTACTCATCGTGTGTTGGTGGCACACAATCCAACTTGCCAGTAGCATACCCAAACATCGTATGGCAATCCAAGGACTTTACGTCCACTTTAAGCACATCTGCTTCCTCGTTCTCGAATAGCGTAATATTCTGCAACTCACACCATAACGTGTTAACAGGAGCATTTGCTACTGCTTTACGCACCTCGTTAACCGGGGACTTAATCCCCCATTTAACTGTAATATGTGGTGGGGACTTATCCAACGCCTCCACTAACCGACTACTAGGAATACGTTTGCCCCAACGTAATACATTATCAGCAATTGCTTTGGGCATCCGTGCTACCAAGCAACCCACCGATTTGTTCTTTCGCTCCTCAAGGAGCACCGAGCGCCAAAATGTATTTTGGCGTTTTGCAGACTCAATCATCAACCTCCTCCTGCTTTTGCTTATATTTAATGCAATGAAAATCGTTATCCACTAAAGCATTGTTCAATAAAAAACATGCTCCTACATGCGAGTTGCAAGGTTCCCAATGCTCACAATTGCCACAAGCTTCATAACCATCTATGCTCTTAGCTAAATGCAAAAGTGCATTACAATCAACAAGAAAGTAAGCACAGTAGAAATCAAGGGGAAGATCATGACAATCAAGTTGGGAGCAATAACCGTTAGGATGATAATGAATGCAAATATTACAAGCCTCATCCAACAAACCAAGCCTACCTAGCAATTTAGCAGCACGCCCAAACTCACCTATAGTTGCTTCCTCCAACTCATTTTCCAATAACTCCTGTATATCCTCCTCTTGCTCTAAATCCTTATTGTATTTCAAATGCTGCCACAACATACACTTTTGCCAATGAACTTCATCAAATATCCTAAGAGACCGCTGTAACTCCCAACGCTCCCCACTCTTGGTTTTCACCTTATAGCGATGAGTCCAACCACAAGCTTGCACATCAACAACCTCACCATCCCAGGCACACAACGCTATACCCGGCCTGACAACAGATACACGCTGTCCTTTGCGAAACTCTTGCTTACACATTTTGCTGTCTCCAATCAGGGCAAACCTTCTTACCAACCCTATGCCACATATGCAATGTAAAAGGATGCCGAGGTGGGCGACCTTTAGCATAAGCCCACTGATCATAGTTCTTACATGCCTGCTCATACTCAGTCTGGGGAGGCAACACCAACAATACTTCCTGATTCTCACTGATAAAGTAACCCCTTACATCCTGTATATCTTGCAAACTTGGCAACGCAGAAGCACGACTAACAGATAAATGCTGCCACAAACCATCACTATACTTCTCTTCTGATAAAATCACAGCAAGGCCATCCTCTTCTCGCGTATAGGCTTTTGCCCCAGGCAAAACCTCCAAAACTCTCTCAACCCACTTACTCATAATCACCCCCCAACAAAACACTAACGCAGACAGCAATGCTAACTGCACATAACCCAACCAAATAATTCACAGTGTCCCCTTTATTCTAGCACAGCAACGACAAAGCAAATAGCAATGCTAGATGCCACACGTTATCCACAACAATGACAAATGTAATATACGTTCCTGGAAAATGTTCCTGGAAATGCTTAAACTGGCCACGCCATTGCATCATCAACTGAGGCAACCTCAACCAGTCCTGAACGCTATGGGTAATCCAAAGAATCAACACACACCACCAAGGCCACCGGCGACCTACAGCATAACCACAACCATAAATGCTTAGAGTAACCAATGCCCCATGAAACAGTGCGATAAGCAAACCCAACCAGCGCCGGTTCTTCCATTGCTTATTATTCGCTTCCCAATCAGACTGCAAAATATAATCACCAATCAATAACCCAATCAAATAATCCATACTTATCTCCTTTGTCCAACGGCAGCAGAGTGCCATGCTTCTCTGCTGCCCCAAATATAAACTTACCTTCTAGCTTATTCTATTATGCCAAAAAGATTATCTAAACCCCGTGGGGTAGTCCACACCTGCAAACAACCCACTGGCAAACCCTCCTAGCGTATACGATTTAACTGTTCTTTGCTGTTGCGAATTATAAGAAGGTAAGATACACAAGTACCGAAGTTTGTGGATAGGATTACCGTTAGGCAAAATCTTCAAATACTGAATAACACAAACCATCACGGCTTTCGGATACTTGCCAAATAATCTATAACCACAATCAAGTTCACTCATAATCCCACCAAACTACTGTACACAACCTGGGAATTTCGCCATAAACGTACACTAGTTAGTGCCCAAAAGCACCCATACGCTTAACACCAGTAAACTCAAGTTGAGGGTCTTGAGCATACCCATTGTACTTCACAGAATCCCTTACTCGCTTGAACAAAGTAGCACGCTCAACGTTTGGCGCTTTACGAATATGCTTACACATATAGTGGGTTAGCACCCCTTGGTACTTACCACCAATGAAAGCGTCATATGATACTTGCTTATCCCTACATCCCGCCCATAATATATGAGATTCCGACGTTCTAAACGCATGGCGAACAGTCTTTAGTTCTACATTCTCCCCCTCCCAACGGCAAGCAATATCCAGAGGTGGAGGAGCAAACTTTGCAATGGAAGCCTCTGGGTCCTTGAATAATGAAAAACTACGGATGCCGGTACCCGAATGGCAACAGTCTAACACGACTTCAAGCAATGCGCTTTCTGGAACGCGACTAAAGATATCCCGTAAAACATCATCTGTAATCATATGATGTTCCCAATCAACATCATACGGGCACAGTATCTCATCCAGCGAATCAGTGAGTTCATCTCCATCGCGATCCCGTACCTGTGACCCATGCCCTGAAAAATGGAACAGTATATAATCGCCGGACTTAGCACCGGACACCAACCAATGTAAGCGTTCAAGAATCCCCACGCCAGTTGCCCTAGAATCTGCTAAAACCCTAACATTCTTGTTATCAAACCCACCAACATGTGCTTGTAGCACTTGACGCATATTTGCTACATCATTCAAGCATCCACGTAAATCTGGCACATAAGAATGCTTATAGTTATTTATACCAACCAGCAACGCTTTGTTCATCACCACTCCTTATTCTACGCATACCTTTAACAAAGGGTAGCAAATCCAAAAAATATAAACCTAACTCACCAACAGCGTTACAACGGTACACAACCGCTATAACGACATCCCTATCTTCCTCAAATGCTTGTTTGCTTAGCACTCTGCCTAAATCGGATAATCTCACTGACAACCCACACTCATATGCAAACCCGCCCTCTACAACAGACCACAAAGCCACAAACGGAGTTCTACCCCGTAGAGACTTAATCGAAACATTGCCGCCAATAACTCTAAACGATTTGTATGTTGGCAATACAAAAGGCAACACAACAAAATATCTACTGTCCTCAAACAAGAAACCAAATGTATAACCCACTCCTCGCATTGCCCGCTTTCGATAATCACTATGGGGGGTAAAATAATCGGTAGACAGCAGCCATTTACCCACTTGTCACCCTCAGTTCACACTGATGTGCTGTGCAAGAAACCTGGCAAGCATTAGTGCAACCATCACTAATAAGGGCCCAGTGTTCTTCGATACTCACCTTACCCATCTTACCAGTTTGCTCCAACTTACGCACAGCATCACGCAACTTCCTTTGTTCTTCCTTGCTCACGTTTTAATCTCCCTTGGGTCAATACACGGAAAGGGTTCATCAAGCAAATGCTTAACATCCTTACCTAAGAATAAACCAAGAGCGGACCACAAACTTGCATCCGCCCCCTCACAAATATTAAGTATAAGGACATCCTGTCCCCTACCAGCAAAATGCTGAATGATATCTCGTTCCAAAACCCGCCGTACTTTAGCAAATACAGCAGGATTATAATCTGGTGGGGTACCATAAACCGCACAGCAGTACTCATAAGACCGACGGCCGAAAACTGGTGGTGCTACTTCCCATTGCTTCCTGCAACTCGCCATCCAAGTTACTTCATCCCTTACTGTATAAATGAATTTCGACCCAGGATACTTAGCATCTAGCATCTTATAGTTTGCCACTACAGACAAATCCGCCCCAGCATCCATATCACCATCGAAAACCCGTAAGTCTTTTGGGAAGTGGATAGCCTTGTACCCCAAACGACGCAAGGCAGCAACCAGCGAATGGGTTCCTGTGCGAGATAAACCAATACCGAATATCTTCATCCCTTAACCCCAGTGAACCAGATAATCTTCCACCTGGCGACAAATACTATGTAGTACAAGCAGAGTTGCCTCCTGTATACGAGGAGTTTCTGTGCTTGGAATCACTATTGAATGATCAATAAAGAATGTATCACCTAGCACCTTAGACTGCCCCACAATAATGCCTGTAGCAATATCGTTTCTATGTGCCCAAGCCAACGCAGAAGTAACATTAAGCGACTCACCTGAAGTCGTCAAACCCACAACTAAATCACCTTCACTTGCCTGCGCCTGCAACTGCCGGTCAAACAACTCATCCCAGTCAAAGTCATTGCCCAACGCTGTAAGCAGCCCCGTATTGCTATTCAAGCAAATCACAGGATAACCCTTTCGATACCGCATAAACTTGCCCACAAGTTCAGTTTGAAAGTGCTCTGCTTGGGATGCTGAACCACCATTCCCAAAAATGTAAACCTTCCCCTTACGCTGAAAGGTTTTGCAAACAGCCATCGCCAAACTCTTAACAGAGGCAAGGAAACAACCACTGCCCATCTTTGCCAGCAGATCGCCAAAAGCAGTAAAGTCTGCGAAGATGCTAGTTTTCTTCATTAGCATTCTCCTTATCCCAAGCATTAAATGCCTTCTCGAATTCGCTTATGCCTTGCTCGTTGTTTAACCAAACATCAAACTCTCTATCGTGATAGGTTTTTTGTGACTCCACTCCAACATCCACATCAATGAATAGCGGGGAAACATCATCTAACGTGTACGTAAATCCCGCCAACTTTCGTCTTCGCTTCCTCCACCACCTAGCAACAGCATTCACAAACAGCACAACCAAATAAGCAGCAATGCCACCCAGCACAAAACAAATAAACACCAAGTCCCACATTACGAATTCTCCTTAAACCACCGTGCCACACGCTTCTCAGCACACTGACCAGCATCAGCATGTTCAGCAACAACTACTCGCCCATCGCTTAAAATAGACCAATACACATCACTCTTACGAAGCACACAACGAAATTGCGACACAATGTCAACAATCTCTGGTCGACTCAACCTCTTCGTATCCAAGGACACACGACGCAAACATGACTTCCGCCAAGCATAAATAGCATCCTGTGCATCTAAGTACCGCACCCCAAGACCGCAGGATATAGCACCCACGTTAAAATCAAAAGCAGATAATTTCATAACGAGGACTCCTTCGTCTGTATAGGATCAGGTAGAAACAACGGCACGTAAACACTCTTCATGTTCCTAAATGCTTCAAGAGCGTTATGAACCTTAAACACATAACATGTAGTACAAAACGTTATACCAGGCGAAGACTTACTATCCCACTCTGGATGTGTACAGGTCTTCTGGCGCTCCATAAACTCATCCGTCATAACCCCTTTATCCTTTCTATAAGTGCCGTAGTTGAATAACCCTCCTGCCTCTTATAAAGCAACACACGTCCGCCACACTTCTCAACAAGCGCAGCGCCTACCACTGAACCATCCCACTCTGATCCCTTAATAAGCACATCAGGGCGAATCGCTTGAATCAACACCAGTGGAGTATCGTCTCTAAAAATGGTAACATAATCAACCATCGACAATGCATCCAGCACTACCGCACGATCCCTGGCAGACACAATAGGGCGCTTAGGTCCCTTCACTTCACTTACAGAAGCATCAGAATTGAGACCCACAACCAATATATCCGCCTGAGTCTTACAATAAGTTAAGAAGCGAACATGCCCAGGATGCAAAAGATCAAAGCATCCATTAGTAAAACAAACAGTTTTCTTCAAACAACGTGCAGCACTAAGATCATCTAACAAATCAGGCAACGACTTTATCACTTAGGGATTTCCTTTCCTGCCCGCCCCAGCGTTGTCTTTACACCCTTAACAGTATCCCGCACAAACTCCATCTTTGCCCCCATGCGAGCATCATGAGGCAAATACTTCTTAAGACGCTTTACCCGCGTCTCAACCTCCTTATAAAGATACTTTGCTGTATTCTTCAACGTATCCAACCTTGTCCGTACTCTAGCAATCTCTTGGTCATCATGAGGATCAAACCCACCCTCAACCGATGCGGTATACAGTACCTCCGCATCCCTATAAATCTTCTTCACTTGTCCCCAGAACTTATCAGCAACCTTCTCATATTCTGGATTGCCTTCCACACCACTAACTGCCCGTGTGAAATCATCTGCTTTATCTTTCAAATAGTGGTAGGTCTTATAAAGCGTTGTTGCCAACTTCCGATGAATAGTACGTGGGATGTCTGCTATCTTGCGATATGCCTTAACAGGCAAATCAAGAATGCCCTCATCCACCACAATGCTCTCTGCCAATTCCGATGGCAAAACGCCCTCAAGTATCAAATCTACTGCCTTAGACGTGTCCATAAAGCCTCCTATAAGGAATGTACTTTCGTTTTTGCACCCCACTCAGGCGCGCAGCGAATCAACGGAGACTGCAACTTACCTGGCAGTGCATACCCTATCGCTGGCACCCTATGAGATAATGCCACATAAAACAATAACCCTTCTGGGCCAACAAAAGTGTCCGCTTCAGCAACAACCTTCATTGCTTCCAAAAGAGAGGTGCGTCCCACCAAATTTATCGTATTGCTAAAAACCCATGATCTGTAGCTCTCATCAGTCCCAACCAACACAGGAACAATCTTATAACCCACACGCAAGGATTCCTGTATAATCACCGTACACTGATGCAACACTCGTTGCTTCCCCAAAGCCTTAGCATTGCTGCCTCTAGTTCCACTGTTAACCTGCACCACACTGTAATGATCAGGAAAACCAAACTTAACTACATTAACTTTGCTAAAATCAACTTGAGGATAGGGTTCAAGGGGCCACGCCTCGCTATGGTCCTTATAGGTTACATTGATTTCCTTCAACGGAAAGCGCTCAAACACTTCCCTTGTTACAAATTCCACCTTAGATACCTTGGGGTTTAACCCATAGATATCCTGTATAGCACAGCGATCATGAAATTTCGCATAGTGCATAATACGCAAGGGAGAGTTTGCGTGATACAACTTGCACAGAGCAACCAAGTATGTATCTCCAAACCCCCCCTTAACTTTAAACTCCATCATCCGTCTTTATCGGCAATACGATATAACGAAAATCGCTGCCGATCTCCATTAAACTTGGACCATTAGCATCAGTGGTCCAACGCCAAACGAATTTATCTTCAGCAAATGCCAACGCTGGTAGTAGCAAATCAGGATCAAATTTAACAGGCAAGGGAACCATATCCCCCATTGCTGCCTGCATCTCATACTCCGCTTTTCCCCTAGAATTGGTACTGCTAAGTTGCAACTTTCCTGCTGGCGGGCTACTGAATGTAAACTCAGCAAATCTATCCATCGCTTTCCCCGACAATGCAGCAATCTGCTTCAGGGGAGATATAAGATCATTAGCATCAATCCTTGCTTCTGGCCCCCAAACCGAATTCAAAAGCTTCTCGTATGGAGGAAATTGAGAAGTCACTGTCCCAACCGCCAACGTAATATGCTCAGTGTTAAAAACAAAATGGTTGCCTACTACAGCAACCTCAACCGCTTCATCCTCCTCGATGTTAGCAATCTTCACCAACTTTGCTACCTGCCTCAAACCTGACCGAGGAACGACCGCTTCCTGTTTCTTCTTTGGGGTTGGTGTTTGTTTGGTACAAATCGCCAAGCGCTTACCGTCAGTAGCAATAAACGAAACAGAATTACTGCGTGCTTTGACATACACATTGTCTAAATCGTACTTACTTTCATCTGAAGTACCAGCAAAAATGCTCTTTTCAATAAGCTCCGACAGGTCCTCCCGCGAGATGCTAAAGCAACCCTTGGGTTGAAACTCTGGCAAATCAGGAAATACATCAGGACTCTGGCCATAAACGACCACTCGCCCCCGTTTCCCAAAGCGAAATTGAGCATTTGTCTCTTGGGAAGTTATCTCAATCTCCTGGCCCTTCCTCGCATTAACCACCAAATCATAAGTCAACGCTACAGGAAGCACAAGACTCCCACCACTTACTACATCCACGCCACTGCTCGGCGCGGTATACATAACAGACGTTTCCAGATCACACGCCTGCACATAAAACGAATCCATATCAGCGGACAAATTGACTATATCCGCTGATATACCTTCTTTCTTAGGGGCAACCGCCCTAGCAAGGGTCAACCCTGCTAAAAGCGATTCCCGACTAATCGTAACTTTCAAGTCTGCTCCCCCTGTTTCTCAACCTGCGGTTGGCTTATCCAGATGTTACCACAAGCAATACAGTATTTTGGTTCTGGCAAACCAGGCATACCAACAGAAAGAAACATTGATCCTGGTGTCTTGCATTCTGCACAAAAAGGCCCATTAGCAACCTTCGCTTCAAAAGGTTCTGATTTAAGTCCAAAGACTACGAATTTCTTACAAGACCTACAAGCATAAACAGACAACAAAGTATCTGAACCACCACTATGCTGTTTTGAAATAAGCAGTGTCATATCATGATCCCAACAAAATGGACAATCGGGATCAACCGTCTTGCTTTTATCTCTCTGATAAAAACGCAAGGCCTCCGATTCGAGAATCGACAACCCATGCTCATTCACCCAAACAGCACGAAGCACATGTCCATCCACGCTAGGGCATTTAACAACATTGCGGACATACCCAAACCTAATAGCGAGTTGTTCTCGCTGTTGCTCCTCGTTTTTCTTGTCAACGAGTTCCACGATCATACCTCCTTTGATCATCTTGCTCTACGATCCGTTAACCATAGATGACAAGCAAAAAGCACAAGTGCCGCACCAAAATAACCCAAAATAAGTTCAGCTCGTCGAGGGTTAGTGGTTTCCTCCAAAGCAGCAAACACACCAACAAGTGCTGCCACCAAACAAAAAAACCCAATTCGATGAGACAACAATCTCTCGTCATCAACCATATCTATCCTACCAATAACACTACGGTACGAGATAAACTCATACCTTCCAACAAACAATTCACAGCATCCCACACCGAGATGCTTTCCAGATATCGTCTAGCGATCTCCTCTGCTGTATCTTTAACAGCAAGCAACCGCTTTAAGTATCCAGGTGTAATACCCGACAACGCTACACCACGATACCCAACCCCCATAATAGTCTCTAAAGCACCCTTTATTGCATAGAAACGATCATAAGGAGGTTTATTATATTCTTTATTCAAATCGTCCACCTTCGCAGCGAGAAGCGCATTCACGATGGTCAATTTACTCTTAGTGGACGCCAACGGATGATGGTACTTAATATCGTCAACCATCCTACTGGACCCACCATACGGGAACTCAAGTCTGCTACGAGCAAAAGCAAACTGCTCCTGAGTTAACTTCCATAAATACGGATAGAACTTGCTACGAGCATACTTGGGGTTAAGCTTCCAACGCCCATCATCCTTAACAAACTCTAAAGCCTCAACGACCTTCCAAATGTCCAAGCGAGTAGACAACACAGTACGAGTCTGAGGTAGATTTGCTTTAAGAATCGCACGCACATCATCAGCATCTCTAGCATCCTTGCTATCCAACGCTGACGCAAAACCTACATAAGCAGAAGCATCCGCATTGCGCACCCCTTTAGGAGCACGTAAACCAAAATATGGCAGCAAGAAAGTAATATGCTGCCACGGCTTCCACTGTGACGTAGCACTATCCCATATAAGCTTCAGCATACCACGCCCCAAGATATCAGATACTCTCTTAGTCACTTTGTCAAATGATGTTTCAACACGCCTTAAAAACGACGCATCCCAAACCCAACCGCCACGCTCTTCGGAAGACTTTTGCTTCATGTACCAAGGATACAAGGCAAACAGAGCCTCTATATCCTTCCGAGGTAATACAATACGAGATTCTAATAGCATACCCTATCCTCCTATAGCATATCTTGAATATGCTTCATTAACCACATCCAGAGTTTGCGGATAACCAACCACAATAGAATTACCGCTGTGTAACTAGCAAGCCACAAAGCCCCCATATGTGCTGTGACCAATATCCCCAAGATACCTAAAAGAGCAGGGACCGCCGTAGAAGAATCACCAAACATCAACAATATCTTATTGATGATGCGTCGAGCTAAACCCTCACTGGATTTAGCCAATCCCATCTCCTGGTCCTCTATGTTCTGAAGGTAACCATCCACATCCTCGACCTTCTTTTCGACTTCCTTCTGCACATGCTTGGGCGATTTCCTAAAAATACCTGTAACAGCATCCCAAATGCTACCTAGCATCCCGCGCTTCTTTACCTTCTCTGCTGTCCGCAAGATCGTTCTCTCCACTGCACGCTCAGCGGATGGCAACTCCTTACGAATTTTCTCTGGTTCAAGTTTGCTAGGGTCAAACTCTATCCGAGTTCCCCGCAAGGTAAACTCACACAATGTTCCCTTTTCCAAACGCTCAATCGCCTGATCGACTAAACGATTAAAGCACCGCTCAAGCAAACGATCAAACGCAAAAGGATCAACTACTGCTTCAGCAACAGCATTAGGATTAACGCCTATGCTAACCGCAATCTCGTATATGTTATTCATACTTCTTACTCCACGTACATCGAATACTATCTTACCACGTATGCACAACGCTGTCCAGTAAAAAATCTAGGAAACCTAGAAATAATTTTATCCGTCCCAACCTCTCGCCGAACTGCTATATGCTCACCCCCTAATTGCCCACGATATTCCTGCTTAAGCTTCCTTATTATATCCTTATGCGCTTGGGTTTGCTCCTTGCGATGCTTCCCTGTAATCTGACTTCGATGGCGTCTATACCAATAAAGCACATAATCTACGAAAGCCGTTTGGCACTTCGTAGTCGCCATCACCACAGCTAACTGCAAATCTACTGCGTATGGTATACTCACATCTAATCCTGGGCTATCCAAATACTGATCACGGCGAAGCGCCCGTTGATGCTGTCCGCCCCACCACCTTGTAGTTGTAAACGCTTCAAGGAGAGACATATTCTGAGGGGTGCTTTTCGCCCACCCCTGCATAGTATGTCGCTCACCAAAAGTGCTACCATAAACGAACTTCGACCACAGAAAACCAAGTTTCCGTTTACGATACATATGATAGCAAATTATTTCCAACGCATAGGGGTATGAGAAATCGTCAGCGTCCACCACTGTCACTATTGGTGCTTGAGCAGCAAGGATACCCTGATGAGTCGCAGCAGCACACCCTCTATGCTCACCCTGAAGTATCCTTATACGATCACCATGCTCTACAACATCACACACCTCAGCAACCATACGCACTGAAGCATCTGTAGACCCATCGTCCACCACTATCAACTCCCAATCAGCAAACGACTGGTTAATTATAGAATACACAGCAGTTTGTATATACCGTTCAGCGTTATATACAGGCATCACTACAGAAATAGCAGGCATCATATTGCTAACAACCTATCTGCTCCTACAACCGGAAAGCGATCCAAGGGTATCATAGTTTTACGTGGCAACGCTTTGCGAATCCGCTTACCAACAACCTTGCCCTTTTGCTGCATACGCCGATAGGCTTGAGTCTTAGTGACATCAATCTCCACTTCCTTATAAGGGTAATACACCGAAATGCGCATCCCAACCTTAGAATGTACCGACAAAAACTTAACCAAGGCAGCGGCAACCATCCGCACAAACCCTACCGTATCATCACACAATTCAGTTGCCATCTTGGGGGTTAACGCAAACGACCGTCGAAGATGAGGAGTAATCACCCAACGATGATACAACCTTACCAACGAATCCCTAGCAGTATCCCACAAACGAAAGCGAGACGACAACAAGTCTCTGACTCCACCACTCCTAATATACACAACACAACGCACCCCCAAACTCTCTTCAAGATGCGCAACTAAAGGATCAGCAACAGCCTTAAGAAACTGAGTACAAAGGCCAGCCAAGTACGGACCTCTACGACCAGGTGGCATAGTACTACCCCACTCCCTTACAATACCCACCAACTCATCAACATAATTGGGGGGTAACGCAGAAAGGGCGTCCTCTCCATCATCAATCATAACCTCTTTTGCATAAAAGAATCGACGACGGCGGACGCCCTCTATACCTTCCTGTAACAACGAACCAAACACTGCAATATCTTCATGCATGGACATCTTATTCTCCTTATTCTCCTTATTCTCCTAAAAAACCTACACTGCATAACAATCTTTCTCCGTCAACGGGGGTCGTCCCCGCAACCGTCTAAAATAATTCCTACACTTAATTTCCTCAGCAAAACCCGGCACATCCCGATTAACCTTTGTAGGATGAAATACCCGCAGTCCCTTAGCAAGAAACCGCTGGTACCCCAACGAAGTCCGCCAAGCAAAATACCCCAAGTCTCTACATGACTCTATGCCAAACCCAGCACAACGAACTAGCAATGCTAACCAGGGATCATCTGCAAGGTCTATCTTACCTCTAATATCTCTATAAGGATCATCAAGAAACTTATGCTCACGCAAACCCTGCACGCCTTGCTTTGTTAACCACATAAAGCAACCTAGCACACTTTCGCCAGGTGTATATGTATTTGGCACATCCAATATCTTGGTGACTTCCTCACGACTTTTGTAATACCGACTACGCCAGTTTGCTGAGTCACCAACGTAGCCCCCAGCAAGTCCGATATCCGTATCAGCATAACGTTCCAAAAGCAAAGTATCTATACCCCTTGCTATAAAATAAGTATCGTAGTCTATTGATACCAACGCATCATAAGTGTATTGCTTATCCACCCACTTTATAGTATCTGCCAACAAACCATAAAGGCCGCTGCCCCAACCCCACTGCTGCTGAGAGCAAAAAACTTCCACCTGTGGAAAGCGTTCAAGGGTAGGCAAGCGAACTGCTGGATTATTGTCTATAGACAAAACGACCAACGGCATGCTTAAGCAGTATGTAAAAACTGTCTCAACGGTATCTAGCACTAGCATCGGCCACTGATGACACCGCAAAACTACAACCAACGGAAAATGTTTACGTCCCACTATAACGTCTCCCGCTATTTATCTAACTTCGCCTCCAGTCGATCCAACCTACGTGTTAACTCATTCAAGGATGCAAGCATACACCCTAAAGGATCACTAACATCCTCAGACACAGAAGCATCCTTCGTTAATTTCTTCTTAGCCACTAGCAACGGGCAAATTATACTCCCATTAGTGCGTTTATCCAGCACATACTTCGCAAAACGAAAGGCAGCGGTCACCACTAAAGCAATCAAAGTAACAGTAGTTAACCCGACCTGTTGCTCCATACTTTCTCCTTTATGTAACGATAAGTAGACTCCATCAAATCAACTAACGAATACACCGCCACAAACAAGGATGCTACAGCAAACACGGCTTCCATAATGACTCCTCGTATAACCAGGTTCTCAATTCCTTATCAAAAACACCAGGTCCCTTAGCAAGCACCCCTATACCAGCATCATGCACCGCCTTAGCAATCACAATACCTAAAGAAATGCCAAACACCGCCTCCAAAGCTATACCAGTAGCACCCAATAGTGAAGCAATAAATTTCATCATAGCAGGAAACCACATGTATGGACTAATTGGTGTAAAAGGGGGGACCAACATCAACACACCAATTACCATTAACAGTGGACTCTTATGAAACCGTAAAAATAGAAGATTAACTACCCGCTTAGCCAAGCCAACTATAAAACGCCAAAGCGCTCGCAATATCCCATAAATTGCAGAGCCAATCTTCCCAATAATTGACCCTTTCACCTTTACCTCTAATTCCTGCTCAAGACGCTTTTGCTCCTGCTCCAAAGTACGTAATGAATGCTTCACAGCAGCAAGCAACGCCCTAACAATTTCGTCTGGAGAAGCATCATTCGGCAAATTCAAACCTTGCTTAAACTCATTAGTAAAGATGAATCTTTGCAAAAACTCAGCAGCGTCTTGCTTAGTACGCAAATCAGGAACACCCATATCCTTCAAGGTCTTCTCCACAGCACGCTCGACCTCAACAGCAGCGCCCTCCAAAAGAAGCACTTCCTCAACGAGATTGTTCAACGAATATTCGCCATGCACCACAGCATTAACTGCTTCTCGCAAACTCTTCTCGTAACTTGTTTCATATAAAAAATCTGCTTGCATAACCGATTCCTGTAACGAATACCCGTAAAACCTACAGCGCTTAGTAAGTTCTGGCAAGGCAGAAGCATCATCAACTTCAACAAAATCCTTGCCTGTGATGGGGTCTGCCCGCAATCGCACAGGCAAACCAGCAACTACCGAACTAAGCGAAGCCGTAGGCTCCACAGGTACAACCTGAAGAACCATCCTAGAACCTGCTAGTTTCAGCAATCAATTGGCGCACAGCAAGAGAAGGATTAACACCACGCATAACTTTTCTAACAGCACTTTCTACCGCTGTTTTCTTCATATCAGCACCCGCAGGCAACGGTTGCTCACCTTCTACCTCTCTACCAGCAGAAGTTGACGCAGGATCATCCTTATCAAGAGGATCAGTTGTCTGCTCAGGACCCGGCACTGCGGTAGTAGTTTTAGGGTCAACAGCTTGATTATCCCCACCACCCTTAGTAGTCAATTCGTCAGCAGTAGGCGCAATAGGTGTCTTAGCACCCTCGTCCTCACCAAGCCAATAACCATCCCAATCATTTAAAGATTCCATCTCTGGTTCATCCTCCTCATCCTCTTCGGGGGGCAACTCTGGTTCTGGTTCTTCATCAGGTTCCTTATCATCAACTGGGTCTTCCTCTTCCCAAATTACAGAATTCAAATAGTCCACATAGGACTCCTTCTTACAATCCTCCCCCTTTACATCCTTCTTACTTGCCTTCTTTTTCTTCTCTTCCTCTGCCTTAGTTGCCTCTGACTTCACCTCAAAAAGCCCATTGTAAATTGAATGTGACTCCACAGCAGCAATGCCTGGAGTAGTTGACGTTGTAGTAACCACAGAAGGAGTAGTTATCATTGGCGCTGTAGGCTCCTCATCTGGAACAACAGGCGCATCAACTTCATCACCAACCTTGGAAAGGTCCCCAGGGTGAGTGCTAACTACATTCTGCTCTGATGTAGGCATTACTACACCGTCAACTACTCCATGCGTATGAGTATAACTCTGTGGACCTGTAGCTGGATCGGTAGTACCATCACCATCCATATCAAGGTCAACATAATGAGTATGTCCATCAGCAGGATCAGGAGAAGTCACATAACGAGTAGTCACAACGTCAGGCAAAGTCTCTTCAAGTAAATAAGGAGACCTTGCAAAAAAAGACTCTTTCTTTTGACTGCCATTTACAGCAGCAGCAGTAACAGGAGTAGCGCCAACTTCGGGTGGAGCAGCCCCCTCCTTTTGAACTTGGTCTGTTGTCAATAGTACGATCTGGTCGTTGAACGGACCACTGCTAACACATTTCACCTTTAACTGGGTAGCCTCAGCGCCCTCTTCTCCTACTTCCACAACAGAACCTCTCAACTGCAAACCGTCCTTATTAGTCCACAGTACAGAATCACCAACGTTTATCATTGATAGTCTCCTATCTTAAACCAAATCGTGATCTCAGATGATGCCTTGAAACGACAGGCGCTTGCTTCTTCAAAGTTGCAACCGCAGCCCGCACAGCATCAGGCGCCACCTTCTTAAACATCTTATTGATAAGCGCATCTCTACGCTTCTTTAAATAATCCTCAAACTCTCTACGCTGCTGGTCTAAAGCAGCAAAACCCAACTGAGCAGGGGGCACACCAAATTCATATTCCCCCATACTCTTATTTACCATAGCATCAGCCAACTTGCTTGAAACAAGTTCCAAAATAGATGGATACTTACCCATCGTTGTCACACGCGAAACAGTACCCCCGGAACTAAATGCTTGCTTAAGAAAACCAGCAGCACGCTTATCCTTAACGTTAATCATCTTAATGCGATTAGATGCTATATCCACACCTTGAACTCTCCCACGAATCAATTCCCCTTGCATAAACTCTGTCATCTTAAACGGATAAAGCAAAAGATAGTAAACCAACGAATCTATATCCTTCCCTTTAGCTTCATCTGTCAACAACCTTGCACCCTTAAGTACTCGAATCACAGAGCGAAACATATTGAATGTTGGATTATTAGCACGACCAACAATATTCTTTAAATCCCCACCCTTCATTCTCTTAATTATCTTATCAACCTTATTCTTGTCCACTGCTTGTGCTAATCCCAACTGCCCACGAAGAACAATAGACCTATTAAACGCATTACCTTTAGTCTGAACATGATACAATTTAGCATCCGCTGCGGAGGGGTCCCCAGATAAATACCAGTCTATTGCACTAGGATAAATAGTTGGTCGCAATCTAGGTTGGTCAGAATAGGCTAACTCTGCTTTAATCTCCCCTAAAAGCTTCTCCTCCCCAGACCAATCCTGCTCCACGACCTCCACAAATAAAAAATGCCCAACCGCTTCATCCACTTCCTGTTTCAACAAAGGATGTGTAGCCAAATGACCTGATATCTTCTTCTTCAACACATAAGCAACCTGATCCTTATTCTTTAGCAGAATTGCATTACCCCGCACAGCAGCATCTCGCCTATCCTTTACAACTTCAGCAGAATGCTTACTAAAGTCAGCACCAGCAACATCACGCAACCTATCCTCAACCTCACGATATTGTGGACTACCAGGGGTTGTCCGCCGCATAAAATCCTTCAACTCCCCAATTTTTTGTTTACGCTCCTTTGCTTGACGCTTAGCTACCTTTGACACTTGCTTCTTACCACCTGAAGTCGTTGGGTCAATCTCAGCAGAGCGTAATAACTGTACATCACTATCATGACTCAAGTTAACCTTAGTGCATAATACATCGGACTGATAACCATAAGTGTTCACCAAATGAACTCTTAAGTCATCTACCGTTTTCAGTGTCTCACCTTTTCCAAAAATCGTATGAATCACGATATCATCCATTTGACTAAATACTGTTTTAAAAGATGGAGAGCCACACAGATCGCCAAAGCCAATCTGCCAAGGGTCTTTTGGCAACTTCTGTTTAAGCAAAGTTACCAACATACGAGCTTCATCGTCTTCCTGATCTGGCAAATCAACTAACCTACTACGAGCAAGTCTAATCTGCTCTTCCAATTGAGAGTTTAAACTCTCAATTACCAGCAGAGTCTCCTCCCCATTCTTAAACAACTCATGATAAAAACTCCGCAGATTTGCTAACTTTCCCCTATCATACTCTTTGACAAAAAACCCACCAACACCGAGCAAACGACGAGCTTTCCCGCCTATAACATCCCCTTTATCTTGGTTATCAAAAACATCCTTAGCCAAACCAATATCAAACATCTCCTTCACAGACTCATGGTCGCCAATAGCAAAAAAGAATTGCTCAGACTGTATATAAATAGCAACGATTGGAATCTGTATAGTATCAGACGGCAAATTACGACGAGCAAAATCCCCAAAGCCATACTTAGAGCCAGTAAAGTCATCCAGTTGCATCTTATACTGAAAAACAGCCACAACGCCCTCAGCGCCATAACTAACTTCAACCTCTTCCGTCAATCTCTGCATCATCATCATCATCGCACTCCCCACAAACTCCCGTCTAAGAAGTGCACAAGCAACCCGTTGAACATACTGAGCACCAAGCGGGAAGACATCTCCGTACTATCTGCTAAAAGCTCAACTGTTTGCTTTATCAAAAGTCCCACCTTCTCAGCAAACTGAGCATCCGACACACTAATTCGCAATACCAAATCACGAGCAGCGTCTGCTACCTTATCACCAGCCCCCTGGAGCGACCACTCCCACAGCCAACCAGCAATCTCTGGTTTGGCTGCCAAGGAAGGGTCAAACACAGAAGCAAACCTACGCTTTAACTCTTCCAAATCCTCCTTGGATACCGATTGGCGCTTAAAACTCTCAAGCACACCAACCAACACCCACTTTAGCAAAACAACAACACCCTTATAAGTGTTTTCAGCACCCAACGGAGCCAATGCTTTAAGTACAGCATGGGCCAAATCCGTAGATGCTATGGTAGGCTTCACCTCCACGGCTTCACGCACCCCACGATTAGAACTTCGAGTCAAACTTCGTTGAACTTTAGCACGCATGCTTTTAGCCCCAATCGACTTGCGTATTCGTCCCTTCAATTGCGGTTTAACAGGACGTTGCTTTGTACGCTTCTCCCGCTCCTTCTCCCTCTTCTTTTTGATCTCCGAGTACTGCGGGAGACGAACACCCGGGGAACTAATTGCTTTCAAGGGTTTTGGCATCAATATGCTCCTAAATCTGCCAGCGACATAGAACCACCAGCATCTAGTAAATTCGCTGCAATATCTACCTCAAAATCGGACTCGTGTATCTCAAGTCTATAAATAACCCCTTGAGGCGTAAGATACTTCTGTGGTATAACGTCAAAATGAAAATACCCGTCGTCGTTAGTAAGCACCACTGCTTTCCTTCCCGTAATGATTATACCACCTGTTGTATAAGCCTCATCGGGATATTCCACCCACAACCTAACCTGAATGCCAGCACGAGGCTCAACGCCTAAAGCGTCTGACACATAACCATAAACTCTTGTTGTACCTGGGGGCACTGGCATATCTCCACCTCCTGGCGTACCGTAAAGTTCCACTCTCATAGCGGTATAACTCACCGCCACCGAGTAGGGATTTGTATAGACATCTGTACTCCCTACACGATTAAGATACACCTTATATGTTCCTGGTGCAAGATTAAAAATGGCTTCACCCAAAATATTTGTAGTTTGGTAGGCAACCAACGCATCCAGCGAATTACGTACAACCACTGTAACATTAGGCACAACAATGCCACCTGTAGTCTTTACGACTATAGTAACCTGAGTTATGCCATCGCCCGTCAGCAAGGTTGCTATTGTCTCAGCCAACCGTCCATTGAGTACACCAATCTGATTCACATAACGTCCTTTCGGGGATACACTCAACGCTTCCGCAGCAAGCAAATAATCACCATTGGGGAATTTATCAAGATCAAGAGGAACGGTATCACCACTTAGCACAATACCATAATACCCATCAAGATTTGCAGCATCTAGTTTGCTAAGCGATATGCGAGGAGAGTTTGCAGAAGCATAAGCTTTAAATGTATCATCACCACTACCACCGTACCTACTGCTAAAATCAAAGTAGGTACCATCAAGCAACGCCAACACAGCAAAATCCACCGAGGTAGTCAATGGACTTCCTAACGGATTAAATACAGGCACGCTTATAGGTAATAGCATAATCTCATCCTGCTAAACTAAACTCAAACCCACAAACCCCAGCACTAGCAACACCACCACTAACAACCTTATACTCAACCTTCCCATCTGTCACATGTGCTATCGCATACTCCTTATGCCCACAATAATGCACAGGGATAATCTCCCCATCATCCTCAGACTCATACGGACGAAAATAAACCGGAGCAGTCCCCATATTACACAAGCAATAACAACCATATTTAGCATCACTTGGTATCCTATGAGACACATCAATAGAAGTCCAATTCAGCACAGTACCATTACCAAGAACTTGGTTATGTGTTGCCATATCACACCGATACTTAAGAGTCCTAGCATCCATCTTCCCCGTCACAGCAAAATCTAGTATCTGCTGGGAATTCACGGTCCTAAAATAACCTATAAAACGCTTCTTAGTATATCCTTCCGGCAATGTAGGAGAGTCTTTACTCACAGATAACAACCCACCCATATGCTCAGTAGTAGGATTTACAATAACAAAAACATTCATGAAGCAATTACTACCCAACCCACCAGTATCCATACCATTCACCCCCACAGTTGTGGGGTCAATAAGCAAATCTACCTGAGAGTTAATCGTTACAGGTTCTTCGCCGTTATCATCAGCACAGTACCCTAAAAGCACTCGGATTTTACCATCCACATACTCGTACTCATACCCCCGAAACTCATATGGAATAACCACTAAGCATCCTCCTGAATCAGTTTAAGAAGACCACCCTGGAAGTCAACCTCCCACGGCTTATTGCCTAACTTCACTCCAAGTTCGCTCTCGAAGTCTTTAACCCACAAGGCACGAAGCAAATTCGCCTCCTGCTTTGCAGCATGATAATTATCCTCTGCCAACCGTTGGCGCAAAACAATATTCTCCATCTGAAGCAATAATTTAGGAGATAACTTAAACTCATTACGTTCATCACTCATGACTGACTCCCAACTACAACACCATCAGTATCCGACGTTGGTGCACTACTTTTAATACGCAAGTCACCGGTAGAATCAACCCAAATATGATAACTACCCAAGGTCAAACAAGCGTCATCAGTTACAGCATCAACACGCTTTACAGAAAACTTAGAAGAGCCTTCATGCTGTACACGAAAACTCTCCTTTCCGTCAACCTGATTGCTATCTGTATCAACATCAACCGTACCCCCACGAACATTAATATCAATATCCGTCGTAGTATACGCATTCTCAATATCACCCAAATAAATATCTGCCACCGCACCACCCGGCTCTCCCAATTGAAAGCCATTAGAAGGCGTTATCTTAGCCGGACTTCCACTACCCAAAATATTAATAGACCCAACCTTCACATCGTCAAAATACCCATAGCGCCAACGTATACTTGAAGTTCCTAAATCATAAGCAGAATCAAGCAAGGGATGCGTATGCTGAAAATATGAAATACCTTCATGGCGAACACTACCAACAACACGCAACATCTCAGAACCAGAAAATACAACAGCACCCAATACCAAATTTCCCGTATTCTGCCACAAACCTAAATCAACCCTAAAGGCAGCATCAGTGCCATAAGCATAAGCACCAATGCGAGTACCACCTGAGCCATCTGACTTAAAGTAACCCCCGTAGTGGTTTTTGCTCGCAGTATTTGCTTCAGAGTGTCCATACACACCGTATGACTCTCTACAAATAACAAAGCTTGGCACATGCCCACATACACCATGCAAAAAAGAACCTTGGCAAGCACCCCTTGATCCCAATGTACCATACACCCCATAAACATATGAATACATAGATGAATCATAGTTTGCATCATTCGTGTATGCTGTAAAGTATCCTGAATACAGTTTAATACCGCCTCCAGCGCTAGTATTATTTGTATTATTGATAAGCGAATATATACCATACGCCGAGGAATAGTTATTAAAAAAACCGGAACTATTGTTCGTAACATCCAAATTGATCCCACGGCAAGAGCGAGGCATAACCATCGAATTATTCGCTAATGAGACATCAATACCGCGAGGTTGCCCAAACGAGCTATATGTATGTGATATCGACATAGCATACGCTACAGTAGACGCACCCACACAAGTCACACGACCAACAACACGCAAGGTATCCTGTGTACCTATAGTAGTCGCCCCAACAACAGCATAATCCGCTGTCAGCACCTCACCATTTTGCAACTCATCGTAAGAGCCATCACTTGCGATAACTAACGGTCTAAAATATGCCATGCCTAAGCCCTTCTAACCGCGCGATTAATAAACAATACAATATCCGTAGAACTCTTACCTATACCTACCAACTGCAAAAACGTTCCAAAACCCAAAGGAGGTAATGCTTGAATAGCCCCAGCGACCGTCGATGATATAAAATAACGAGAACCCGCTGTAAGGCCCGACTGATTACCATCTTCACCAGCAAGCAAAATCTTACCTGTATTCCCGGATGTAATTGCTTCCATCGCCACACCAATAGCAGGCATTGTAGTCCAACTATTGGCTCTTGCCTTACGCACTGTATTGGACGCAGAAACATACACCCAGTCACCAGCAGTTAAAGTCTCACCCGCCGTAAAAACAGCAACCACAGGCGAATTATTCACTACAAGTGTAGGGATCTCCGCCAAGCAAGCTTCAACATTAGTACCCACATAATTGCCCGCAGTATCTCTAACTCCAGTCTGATCAGCACCCGATGGTGTACCCGTAGACGCTAACTCATTAGCATCTACGATTTCTATATCCACAAGTTGGTCTGCTCTAATCTTTCCCATTAGGCCTTCTCGTAATGAACCACCAATAAATCAGGATTACCTGGAGCATCTCTTGGGGCATCACCAAGCGTAATAACTGTTTCGCCTGAAACCATATAAAACTCATCATCATCATCATTATCGGTTGCAGCAGGCACCAAATTCAACGCTACACCGTTCAATAAAGGCTGCACATTGGTCTGATAAGGTGCTGTAGCAAGTGTAAAAAGCGTATTAGTACTATTAATTGTTCCCGTAGGCGTCTCATGCCAAACCTCGGTACGCTGAGCAGCAATCTCACGGGAATTAGTCCCATCATGATTATGTCCATCAGTACCAGTATCAAACAGAATTTTAGTCTCCTGAATAGAAGCATCTGTTGCAACCTGAGCGTCATACAAAGACCCATCTAACGCCTGAGTATTTAATCTTACTTTACCCATTAAAAAAGCCTCCTAAGCAATATCGTAATCTCCAGACACCACATCAGGCGCAATCTCTGAACGAGGTGCCTCAACCAACGTAACCTCGGAAGCCCCACTCACCGAGAACTCATTATTCTCTAACCGAACACCATTCAAATAGAGCACTATATTTGCAAAAGGACTAGCGGTAATAAACACCTTATTAACGCCATTAACAATCCCTTGCAACTTCTCATTATAAACTCTTAAAGAAGACGGACCGCCACCACCTCCGCCACCTGGAGCAACAGGTCGCAACAAGCCACGATCTCCCATCTATATTATCCCTTCTTGTAACTATACCGTTCTTCGGTATCCTTTCGACAAAGCAAACACGAAAAGTCATTCGAGTGCTTGAGTTTAACATACTCGATAACCACCAGGCCACAATCCTTTGCCAGCTGTTTCATCCCTGCCTCACCCACTATACACAAATGCTCACCAGCAAACAGTGTATTCAAATGTCCCCACTTCCCAGGGGACCGCAAATCGCAAGCATCTGCATCAGGACTTACAACAGATATTGCCCCCACCGGAGACAATCCATCCAGCATACGCTTCAGCACCTTCTTTGGGTCAGCAAAATGCTCCAGAGTCTGATGGCAAATAATCAGATCATATTTCTTCTCGCCAAAATCATATTGTTCAAAATCTGCAACCGCAACTTCCTGTTTCAAATTCCAATGATGTTTTGCTTCCCTAATAGCATCCTTGCTAACATCTATGCCAGTTACATCCCACCCAAGACGCTTCATCTCAGCTAACACAGTCCCAATATTGCAACCTATCTCAAAAACATTCCCATTATACCAAAAATAGGGTGCAAAACGCTGACTAAGGCTACGTGCAGAACGCTTACAAGCTTCCACATATGCCTCATTTTTATAGATATTGAGATACTTTGTCCGACGACCATACAAGCGATGTTGTTCCTTCATATTCGGTGTTGGATCACAAACTATAGTCCCACACTTCTCACAACGATAGTAACCAAAACGCCCTTTACGACACAAAAACGAATTAAGAGAACAATAGCAAACAGGACATGTAGAAATCGAATTCTGTGCATCTGGTTTAACAAAACTAGACCGAAGAGGCAAATCACAACCCCTCTCATAAGTCTCCTGTAGAATAGCAACACTAGCACTAAACACTTGACCCGCAGTAATTTCCTCCATACACAAAGGATCATCCGTACCACGCACCCGTTTACTATTAGGACACCCAGTATGATGCAAAAAACAAGGAGCGCAATAATAATCCCTCTGGAGCCAATATGCCTTCGGATATGTTCCTAAACGAAGAGATGCATCAAAACTAGCAAAAATTCCCAAACAGGGGGTATCCACTGAAGCAGCTATATGCAAAAGACCACTATCAGGTCCTATAACCAACTCTGCTTGTTTGCACAAACAAGCAATCTCCAAAAGGCCCAACCTGTTTATAAAATATTTTATATTGTCCGGCTCAGCAATGTTTACATACTGTGCTGTACTCTTAGTGCGTCGGCGACTGATTTTCTTCTTAGTAAAGCGTATTGGGGCATTGCAAAAAGCACACGCAGACTCAAACGGATCTTTCGGCAACTTACCCAACATAATCACAGTATCCCACTTGCGGCACGCCTCACACTGAAACCACCGCCGCTTCCGAACATCATCATTCAACCCTACTAAGCAAATATACTTGTCTGGATACTTCCGAGTCAACAGCATTGCCAACTCGCGAGTATACCTCAGAGGCCAATTCCGTACAGCAGTAGACGTATCTGTCTGAATAACAATTAAAGCATCTTCCGAAGCAATACCCCAATCCGCTTCCAATCGCTTTCTAAACATATCTTCTACAACGACAGGGATATGTAAATCAGGAACCTTATCCTCAATTGGCACGCCTAACCATTCTTCATAAAGTTCATATGTGTTAACAATCTCCGACAAGGCATTGCCAGCAATAATACCAGAGAAATCATAGGAAGCATCAAACTGATCAACATAATGACCTAATTGATGCTTTGAGCAATTCATAAAATGATCAATATACGGATTATGCTTAAGAAGCTCAAACCGATGAATATCAGTTGCCAAATGCAACTCCACCTTTGGATGCTTCTCCTTATATGCTTTTATTGCAGCAGTTGCCATAAGCACATCACCTATACCGCCCCAACGAATACATAAAATCCGCTCTGGATCACCAGTATCTAATTCCTTAAACCAATCTGGACTAACATCCTTATAACCTAACCCAGTAAAGAAGCGATACCAATATTGCTCAGTTACTAAAGCAACCCCACCAGCAAACTTATGCCCAAAAAGGTCACCGGTAACATTTTCTCCAACCAACGGTGGAGCTTTAACAAGCCAAACTCGTCCCACTAAGTCACCTCCTGTTACTTCTTTGGATGCTTCTTATAATACTCTCTCAACTCTTGTTGCCATTTACCTGGCTTCAAACGGCCTTGCTTAGCCATATTAACAGCAGCAGCAACTGCTCGCTGATGCCCATTCTTGTACTTCTTACCCCACTTCTCAACATTCATGAAGTAAGCAATCTTTGCACTAACCAAAGGGTTCTTGCGATAATCCTTAGCCTGCTCTATCAACAAGCGAGCGATATACAACCGCTCTGACTCTGGCAGTCAAGTTAAACAATCTTCTTTAGATTCCATATGATACTTCGCCTTCAACTCCTCCAACTTAGCATCATATATCTTATTCAATTGTGCAATAGCCTGACGACGCTTCTGATCTATCCGAGCACGAGCGATAACATCAGCACCATACTTCTCTTCAGCAGCACGCGCAGCAGAGTTAACAGCCAATACAGACTGAAAATAATCTCGCTCAACGCCAGCCAACGTCCCACGATATTGTCTTTCTAAGGAATTTACTTCCCTAGTATCTCGCTCAGCAGATCGACCAATCTGCGTAATCCAGTCCTTTACAACCTTAAACTTATCCGCCAACGAAGCCAAAAAACCAGTACGCTCACACAAATCTCTTATTGCCTCCACCACAATATGCTTTGGCACAGCACCCAACGACTCCTTAGTTATAGCAATACTAGGATAAGCAGCATGCACCTTTCGCTGAATAATCTTAACCAATTGCTCTAACGATCCCGTAAACCATTTAGGAGCATTATCATACTGCTTAACGCGAGCCAATGCATTCCTTGCTTGCCCTATAGTATTTAGTTTAAAATGTCCTCGTTGATCCTTAACCTGTGGATGAGTATACGGAAGAGCATATTCGCCAACCCGTCTCTCGGCACTCTTTTTCAATGTCCTACCCGTTTTAGGATTTTTCAATTCTTGTTCAACCAAACGACTTGCCAATACCCTAACTGAACCCAGTCCTAACTTAACTGCCTCAGACACAGAAGCCTTCACTGTAGCAGGTTTCTTCTCATCGTCTTCATCATCAAACTCCCATTCCCACGGCACATCCCTACTAGCAACATTAGCTGTGGTAGTTGTTTCAAACAACAGCATATCTCGCATAAAAGACTCAAGCAAATCAGTACGCCCACCGATCTTCGACAAAATTGCTCTAGCCCGCGCAGCGCCAAACGCACGACGCAACCACCAGGGATAAATCGTCAGCACCTGGTTCTTCGTAAGATCAAAAGACTTCCCCAACTGCCTCCACGCAGCCAAATACTGCCTATTGTCTATATCAAACTCATCAAGAAATGTGATAAACGTAGCACCATCAGCACTAAAGCGTACACCAGGTCCTAAAGTCTCACCCTTCTTGCCACCATAACGTATATCCAAAACAGGACCAAACGTTACATGCTTATACCGAGTCCAATAAACACCCGGTAAGGATAAGATTCTCTTTAACTCCTTCATTCCCAAATCAACAAACTGAGGAGCAACCTGCGTAACTCGCTGTCGCTTAACTCCAATATCTGGCAATCGCTCATGATGTTTAGCCCACGCATAACCCACCGAAGCAATCCCACCAAACTTTGGACTTGGGTGTGGCTTCAAAGCAGAATAAAGCAAGATGCGTTTAGACACAGGTATAGAAGTATAATTGCCCACAATATTGTATGATGGAGCAATAACTGTACTCAAATAATCATAATACGGTGTCAAAGAAGCATCAATAACATCCATATACTTCTTCTCTACCTTCTTACCCTGGGCAACAAACTCAGGAGAACCCTGCTTAGGTTTACCTGCCTTAAGAGCACGAAGAGCATCCTCCGCTTCTCCAACCCACGAGTAGTCACTAGGAAGCAATTTATTCCAGGTAGACTTCCATCTACCCTTAGCATTTCTTACCGCTCGCGCCACTGACTGCCATGTTTTCAAAGCAGCACGATAAAACAAATCTGCTGCCATACCGGGAAAATATTTCTTTTGCCCCATCCGAACAGCATTCCAAAACCGCTTGCCTAGATTGACCTGCCAACGCTGGGTAGCAGAGTCAAAAACGATATAGTCTATCCCCATCAAAGAGTAATAAACCTTAATCTCCTCAGCACGCTCCTTTGCAGCCAACAACTTTTGCTCAGCATCCGCTATAAACAACAAAACCCGGTCCCGGAACTTAATGTCCTGGGGTCGGGGATTGGGTAGTCTATCAATCTGAAACACGATAGTCTTATTTTGCTTAATATCTGCCTTCAGATTGCTTATTTCTTCTTGTACTTGATCCCACTCAGGGCGACCATCTAACTGCACTTTGAGTCCACGAACTATCGAGCGATGCCACTTGCGGGCCTGTTGATAATAAGCATCATCGCTCGCTGTCCATTCTCTCTCAAGTAATAATTCCATACTCCACCCCTTAACTCATTGTCTATCTTGTATTTTAACAAAGTTTAGGAGAAAAAGACAACGAAAAAAGGGAGGTGGAGCGAAATTCTTTTCAAGAGTCATCTAAAAGCCACCGCAACTGCTCTGGTACAGAAGACCGAACAACACCCTTATCCTCAAGGTATTCCTCGATCTCCTTAAGCCTTTGGCGAAGTTTCGACAATTCGTTTTGGTGGTACTGACAAGCAGAAATAATATTAGCACGAATGGTAAGCAAATCATTAACTGCTAAATTAAACTGCCTCATACCACCCCACGAGCCTTATCTTTCTGGTAATGGCACTTCTTATATTTCTTACCCGAACCACACCAGCAGAGCTTATTGCGAAGCGTTTTTGGAAAAAGGCGCCGGTCTGGTGTACGTGGCACACCAGTCAACGGAGCAGGTTTATAATGTGCCATAGATTGTCGTGGCTTCTTTATCTTCACGCTATAGCCACCTGCATCAGCACCCTAAACACAATCCGTAAAATACGGACTATGCCATCTAAAGTTGAATCGCTTAAATCTATCTTCTTCATCTTGAGAAGATTCTTAAGGTCAAGAAGCGTAGTATCATAAGCATCACGATACTCTGCTTCCTTCTCTTTATTACCAGCAGTCTTCATCTGTGCAACCCGATAACGCAATTCAGATTGATCCTTAGCAATTTCTTCAAACACATGGCGATACCGAGCAAAAGTATCCTCACCAGCCTCTCGACGAATAACATTAAGAGCTACAGCAACCCAATCATTCTTGTCCACTACTTACCACCTTTCTCTTTTGCTTTAGCTTCTTCTGCCTCAATCGCCTCCAATTGCTTACGCAACCGAAGACCCCAGTTATCAATCCAACGTATATATACCTTCTTAGTAAGGTCATCCCACTTAGGGTCTGCCTGAATCCTACGTTTATAATCTGGTGCCATCTTATTGTAGTTTTCCAATTCCAGTTGCACCAAATCCTTATTTGGGTTGCTTTGACAACCTGTTGTCATAATCGCTAAAAGAATGATGAAGGCAGCAACCGGCACCAACACCATCATTTTTTGAAACTTATTCATCTCTGCCCATTGCCTCCATATGCGTTTAGCCAACCGAACCTTTTGTTCTATATTAGCTTCAGCCATAATCTACTCCTCAAGTTTTAATGCATCCAACCCACTGGCAACTTCGCCACCACCAGCAGTACCTGTTGTCTCTGGGGGGTCTGGTTTCTCAGTCCTAACGGTTTCAGGCAACTTATCTGGTTTTGCTTCAGGGGCATCATTTAACTTATCCATCAATCCTTGTATCTTACTACGAAACACAGAAGATTCTATTAGCATATTAAACAGTGGGAAGAACTTCTCTATACCAAGACGCTTAAATGTATCCTCTCCCATCTCCTTTGCCATAGCCTGAATGCGTTCATATGTAAGATTAGTTTCCCCCTGCTTTTTGCGAAAACCAACCTTTTGCTCTACTGCCATAAAGATGGTATCCACAACATCCTTCAAAAACCCCCATTGCTTCTGGGTAACCTCTATACCCTTTGCCTCATCCTTCTCTTTCAACCACTTATTGTATGCCCAAGTAAACAAAGCCATGCACAAGGCAATAACAACAGGATGCAAAAGTTCAACAAAATTCATAACTATCTCCTCTGACGCTGGATGCGTCGTAACTGTCTCAAATGATACTCTTTAGAACGCTGCCTACGTTGCACACGTTCAAACTCTGCCTCACCAACCTCACGAATATCAAGTTGGCAACGGCATCGCGTCAAACATAAAGTATCCCCACTTCTAGGGGATGTAGGCAAACTAGCCTTCGAGTAGGGGCTATTCCTACGCAAATACTGGCATGACGCACAAACCCGCCCATCATGCTCAGCAACCCAATTAATAACCACTGTTGGTGGAGCACCAATAACCCTTGCAGAAGTCATCAATCCATATAGTGTATCAATATACATATCAACACGCTTCTCTACTGGCATCTTAAGTTTGCCAGCAACCACGTCCTTAATAAATTTGTTTACATACTTCATCTCATCCCTGATTGCAGACTTCAACCAGCGACGTTCTTCATCAGTAACTTCTCGTTGGCTTGTACCTCCAGTCCAAAAACCTACATCAAATAGTTCCGTCATAGCATCCCGAATAGCACTCCGCAGCCGAAACTCCAACTGGCTTTTACGTATTCGTCCCTGCTGAAATTTCTTAATGCTATCCAGCATCTCAATGCGCACTCGATCACGCATATAATCGAAAAACGCAACCGCTTTTCGTCCTCTCGCAGTTCGCAAACGATTCAGTTTAAGTCTACCTCTACTACTTCTAACAGAAGAAAGTTGCGAAAGTTCACGACTACTTAACCGGCCACGACGCAAATGTGCTAATGACTTACCCATGCAATTACCCTAAAAGCAACCTGCCTTTATCTGTACTTTCCTGTAGAGGGAGTCGACGCTCCTTGCCACACTCAACACACTGAAACACTCGACAACCATCAGATGAACTCACATACACCCAATTATGCTCACACTGCTGACTACGAACTGCTTCACGCTTTGGGTCATCCTCTAACAACAATCTACTTTTCACCATCTGTAACCCTCACAAACTGGTCTCTAAAAGGAGAGTTTGTAAACATCGAAGTTCCCACACCCTTATAAAGATGAAGCCAAATACGAACTCGCCCATTATCCACATGCGATTTATTAGCATGGAAATGGGATGACTTCCAGCAACCCGGTGGGTAATAAGTCGCCTTAATCCGCCCAAACTTTGGGAAAACAACATCTAACCCTAGTAAAATAGCACGTTCCACCGAGCGGCTAAATGCAGTAATAACCTTCTCAGCGGTCTTATCGCTAATACCCCCCTCTTCCATCAGCACCTTAGTAAAATAAAGACCAACATCATCACTCATTTGCATCCCCCTATTCCTTACGATACACATGTCTTAAAGGAGAACGACGAAATAACTTAGTGCCCAATTTCTCCTCCAACCTAAAACAAACACGAATCCGCCCAGCGTCTAAATACTCCCCTTTAGTCTTGGTATTTGTAAAATGTATACGACGCTTCTTCCCTGGTGGGATAAACCTTCCAGTAATACACCCCAAGCGCCCCACTGGTACAGTTATACCCTGCTCCAACGCTCTGCGAATACTCACACCCACTAATTTATGCATACGCTCAGCATACCCCCGACTACAACCCAACTCCTGCATAAAAATACGTATGTAAGCATCTCTCTCTCGTTTTGGCTCCACTTCAAGCCTCTCTTTCTAATGCCTCGTTAATTGCAGCCGATTTAGCAGTCTCCATCAGCACATCCAACTCCTTCATAAACTTCTGAGCATACCCAATGTTAAACTCAGAAGAAACAAGGGACACACCATCTTCCAGCAACTGCTTTATCCTAAACTTATATAAACGAGCAGCCACCAAGGGGTCATCAACAATAATCTTATCAACAACCTGGCGCTCCGATTCAGAAAAACCAGCAACGTCCTTCTCTACTGCCTCTTCCGTCTCATCAAACACCTCTGCAAGAACGCTAGGAGGAATACGAGCAAAATTAAGCAACACATACTTAAACCACGGTCGTTCCTTCAACCGTGCTCGCTCGCCCAATGAGAACAACCTATCAGTAATGTCTACCCTAATGTTGTACAATTCCTGCCGATGAAATTCATCCAGGAAACTAACTGGCGACATCAGCAACGAAAACTCATTTTCAGGTTGAAAGGGGTCCAAACCACGCAACGCAAGATGCACAAAGCAAATCGTCATAAGACCTGTCAATGCATCCTCCTGCACCGACTTCACAACCCTTGCATAGCGAATGTCTTGTGCTGCTAAGGATGTATTGAGGTTCAAACCAGCACCCTGATCCAATAAACCATAATAACCAGGGGGAATATTCTCCACAGAAAGAAAGCGAGTCAACCAATATCGAATATCCTCCATATCCGCCATCTTCCCACCACCACTCAACCTTTCAATCCTACTATTTTTGTTGGCAGTAACAGGCCAAAAAGCATCATCAGAAGTATTCCGAGGATCATATTCCACATCATATCGTAGCATCGACGGGTCCACCATCCGTCGGCGTTTCATCTGGTTCCGCCAACGCATCACCGTTTGCATCTGTTGCACAGGAGATTGTGTACCACAATCCACATAGTAAATATCTCTATCTGGAGCCATACGAATACGGTATAACAACGCAGCTTGTTCTGCCATCCGCAACTCTTCCCAGCGCCGACGGCCAGACTCAAGCAGTGAAGTCCCATATAGCGCTCCTCTGCCTTTAGAACTTACACGAAAATGAATATAATCCCACGGCAGAGATAACTCCTTACCATCCCCTTTCTTCTTAACCTCGCCATCAGACTCCCCCATACCAACATTAAAACCACGCAAACGCCCCCAATCATCTTCTATACGATTCATCAAATCGGGGATCACATGTTTCCAACCAACCACCCCCTTACGGGGTTCAACAAGCAATTGCTCAAAGCAATCTCCAAACTTGATCATCTCCCGCACCACCTTCTTAAACTCAGACCGAAGACCAAGAGGAGCAACGAAAAGACGATCAAGGATGTCCGTAACATCCTTATTAGCAGAATCAACCCAAACAATCTTCTTAGTTTGAAGGTCTAGTTGGCAGATATCATCGCGGTAGGTATCAAGAATAGATGCAGGGAGGTCCCCCTCTTCCTCATCCATTTCGCGGTACTCTCCATACTTACCCAAACGATCCCGCTTGACCTCAAGTTGCTTTTCCATCCAAGCAACATATGAGAGCACCTCTTTGCTTTCCGCCCCAGGACTAACCAGCGCGGGGTCCTCCCTCGGCCTCGCTGCGGGCGAAATCGGCACATCGAGGTTAAAAACCTTCCTAACTTTGCGCCAAAAACTCATCTCAATCCTTTCTCAAAATGCGGGTGCGAGCTGCCCACAAGCGAGCACCAACCAACGGACACTTAATTATAGCAACATTCTGCAACCCAGGTTTATCCCTATAAACCTTCATAGGGAATTCAACAACATTCCATTGTGGTGCCTCCATATAGTGTTGAAGGATACCTCTAGCATCCTCCCTGCTAGAATTCACACAAATGATTGTAGCATCTTCCTGAAATCGAGAAGTCAACACCTCCAACGCATGCTGAGCAATTCTTCCATAACCACCCAAAATCAACAAATCCACTTTCTGGTCCTGCATACACAGTCTCCTATGTATCATATCAGCAGAACCAAAAAAGTCAACCTTGTCTTTCACCCCAATCGGAGAAAGACCATCGGCAAGATGCTGAAAACTGTACTGCTTCTTAGCACTAGCCAATAAATCGACCGACCCCTTCCCAAAACCCTGCACCTGCACCACCGTCTTTGGGCGCAAAGTCTGTAGCATTAGGTCAATAAAATGAACAAAGTGCGGTGTGAAAGTAGACACATAATATGGTGTCTTTATTTCCTCAAGCACCATCTGCTGGAGTTCGCGATCAGCACCAGGATACTTCTCCAACTCTAACTCCTTCGCCTTATCCGAATCAATACTAACAGTATTCAACACCATAGTCGGAAAGGCATCTTTCTTTTCCTCTACTATAACCTCACCGGTTAACTCTGCAACCTCCTTCTTAGGTTTACTACTTTGCTTCTTGCTCCTCGCACTTTTCTTCTTACTCATACTACGTAATCTCCCATAAGCATTTTCTTCCAACGGTCTTCAGCCTGCTCCTGCATAGACTGATCTACCATAAAACTCGATACCGCCTGTGGCGATGTCTCACCACCAAGGTCCACTAACTGAATCGAATTGTATATAGACCCAGCAACAGCATCCGCAACATCCTTCAACTCATCCTCCAATCTAAATACCCTACCATCAGCATCCTCCTGCAACGCCACAGCCTCATCCACTAACGGTTTATATCTATATGTTCTAAATCGTCCAGTCAGCAAAGTGCTCCTAAATGCCTGATATGGCAAACAAGGTTTCCGATCACAAGACAAGTTCTTCGCCTGCCATCCTGCCTTCTGCAAAATCTGGATGCTGTGCTCCGACTGGTAACCATCATAAGTTATCAACCCAATATTATAACCCAAGTTGCGAAGAAAAGCATAGAAGGCTAAAATCTTATCGTAATCTATTCTGCTAGGAGACGCTGGCGGAGCAATCCGCAAAGCAAAATCTAAGGTAACAATTGGCAACCGAGTCTCCTCAAGCGCCAGTGCCCCCGAAGACCGCTGCATTACAGTCTTATAACCACTAACATGGCTCATCGCCATGCCAGTAGCACATTTATTTTTAGATAAGTCCGTATGGATAGCCCTCACAGCATACGGGTTCAACTTAGGTTCCCACATTGATTCCCGCTGCCTGCAAGTACGCTCGCGATTAAAATAAAACGACAAGGGAGTTGCATCCCCCGTAGACAATGAAACAATAGACTTATTAAACGGATGGACCAAAATATCACTCTCAGCATCGGTAAGCAACTCAGCACCCGGCAACCAAGAAAACTCACCAGCGCAACTAACCCCTGCAATATCTCGCAGACTACGTATCAAGTTCTCTTCAAAAAACTGCTTAAATGCTCCTGGCACCTTAATTATTCGTCGGCCCACCGGTTCCTCATCCGGCTCCAACATCCGAGGGTCATGGTACTTATCCCCGGCATCAACATAGAAGTAAGACTTCCACGCTTTACGCTTCACTTCCCAAATAGCATACTCGCTGATAAAGACACCAGGTTTCCCCTTACGCTTAGCGGAATGCTCAGCAAGAAATGAAGTTTCAGCTCGGGCCGAACTCACCAAACACATCAGAATTGGAATAAAACCATCTGTGTTAATGAAACGAGAAGCACCACGAATCAAACCTGCCGAGTACAACTCATACGCTTTACCCTTGTTGTCCTCGTAGCGTGCTCTTTCGTAATCTGCCATCCGCTTTCGCTCTTTATCATAAAAGTTAAGTTCATCGAGCAAAAAACCCTGCAAATTATCCCCAAGAGCACTAAGCACAGAAGACCCCCCGGTCCTAACACTTACATTACTAGGGAAATCCAATCCCATTTTGAGACGGGGGTTGCGTGGGAAGCACCGTTTAAAGTAGTCTGTGTTATCTACCATTGTCTGCATTCGCTTATAGTTGTCATCTGCTTTATAAGCATAAATCGAATACAGACCATAAAAAATTGGTGAACGAGGAAGCAAACCCGCCCAAACAGCAGGGTCTCGCAAGCATGACAGGTGATAAATCCGGTAGAGCAGAGCACACAACGCAAAAGTCGTCTTACCCCACCCAATCGCCCCTTTCAATATGACTTCATATATCCTATGCTTAACCTCGCTAACATAACACAGGTCCCTAAGAGCAACCTCTCCCATACCTCTAGTCATCCAACCAAGGTAATTCCCTTGCGTAAAAAAGACCTCTGGGGACACAGGTTCCCTAGCATAGTCTACTTTGCGCATATCGTTATACGTCTTCGACGTACCAGAGGATACCAACTCACCAAGTACCTTTACAAGCCACAGTTGGAGTTCTGGGTCACACTCAGACAAAAACTCAGATACCTCACACAGCATATCATACCCAGATGGATCGGAAACCATATCCAACGCAGCATCCCGATCACCCTGGTCTATGATCTTCACTATGCGAGCAATCTGCTCCCTAACGTCCGTTGCCTCCAGCATCCTTACTCTTCCTTGCTTCAACTACAGCAGTAAGCACTTCCTCGTTAGCATCACATTCAACCTGACGCCCCCCGCTTTCACGCATCTTTTGCACAAGACTTAATAATTTGTTGAGTTTGGCAGCAGCATGCTCCCGCGACTCACTGCTCTTCAAAAAACCTGGTTGTGGCACAGGTTCAGGGGGTTTATCCTGCGAGTCAACATAAACACGTTGGCTCTGGTCTATAATATACGTTGACGGGTCATCTTTCACACCCGCAAAAATCTTCTCCAAAAACTTAAGAGAACGCTCCTGCTGAGTAGAAATAAGTTGCAAAACTGCCACCAACTCTGGTGTCTTTGCCCCCTTAATTCGCTCCTCAGAAAACAATTCCGCCTCCACAGCCCCCACTGCCTGCCCCATACGAACAAGACGCTCTATCGTATTCAGTGTTAAAGCAGCCTGAACAGCCTCTATCTTTGCACTATCCTGACTCAACACCGAAACAACAACATCCCGCACAGTTTCTTGAGCAGCCTTTCCATTGACTAAATTATCTTCAAGCCAATGAAGAAGTTTAATCGACTTAGACTTCCGCCGATAATCAATGATTCTTCCCAACGAAGTAGCTCTACTACTCGGAGGGGGAGGCTTAGTCTGTGGAAGGGAGGAAGGTTTCTTACTTGTCTTCCGTTTCTTTTTGGCTTTAGACTTAGGTTTAGGCAGCATCTTAACCTGATTCTCTTGAAACCCAATATCCTCCTTTGGTTCTACCTGCCCCACACCCTTCACTTCTGGAAACCTCTTGCGATACTCCGTTATATTGATCCCATGTGCACCCCGCACATGCCTACGCGTCAATGACTCACCACAAATCTGACATATCTCAATCATCAAAAAGATCATCCCCACTCTTTGCTTCTTCGCTAGGAGTTATAAGAGAAGAATTAGTATCCACAGGCACAACATGCTTAATCGTAGCCTTAAAGAATCCTGTACCATACATGTTGTCGATGCAACCCTCCAAATACGCCATAATCTCTTCTGGTTTCATTGCATCCCCGCCGGGTATTAAAGCAAAATCCCAAGAATCTGCCTGCCCACCTTCAACCTGCGCTACATAATGAACTGCAAACATCTTCGTCTTTCGATTGTCACCCTTTGCAGGTAGAGGAACACAAAAGTGACTTTTAGCAAGTACACCAGCCAAACGAGTCAGCAGATTTCTATATCTCTCGTACCACCCCGGTTGTCGATTACGCTGTAGCTCCTGCATCGACTTAAAAAGTGTCCTAGCCTCAGCATTAGCTAAAACAAGATTAACAAGTTCTTCCAGATTCCCAAAAACAACTCTCGGCATAACGCTTCCTTCCTAAGCAAAAATTCGCTGGTCGCTAAGCATTTCGCCCAGCAAACCAGCAATATTTAATATGAATGTAGTTATATATCTACTATAACCCCCAAGTGATTACGTGTCAAGCATTCTTTCGTACTGCGAAAATATTTTTCTTGACAAGCGCTAAACAAATAACTATAATTATACTTTTCATTATTGACGGATTTTGCGTGCAGCAAAAGAAAGCATCGCAACGCACCAGATGGCTCAACTGGGAAACAACCGAGACTCTTTAAAGAGCGGTAAGTTGAGTCGGTCCAGGGCTGATGCTTAAGTTTAGTGGAGTAGTTTAATGGCAAAACAGCAGTTGCAACCAAGCGCTATGCAGGATCAAAACCTGCCTAAGACGGGCAACCAACTTAGTCGTCTAAAGGTAAAGACCGCAAGGATGCTGATAACCGCCGACGCGGGTTCGACCCCCGCCTCTGCTACCAGAGTTTATAAAACTCCTTTCCTTCCATATGGGGGTACTTAATAATCAATAGTAATTTGCTTCTTTGCCACTTTAATCACAAAAAGCAGCACATATAACTACTTGTACCCCAATTTGCTCCTCTAGCTCAATGGCAGAGCACCTCGAAGGACGCTTTGAGGATGGATGTGGGTTCGATTCCCACGGGGAACTCCATATGCCACCGCAGCTCAATCCGGCAGAGCTTGGGAGCAAAAG